CACGTTCGTGGTCACCACAAAGGGCCTGGACTCCTACCATCCCGAGCGCGGTGAGACCTACCGGGTGGCGCACTACTTCATCGTGCCGGCCGCCGCCTATGACGCGCGCTCGTGGCGCCGCTGGCTGCTCGATCGCCTGCTCGAAGTCGAGAGCCACGAGGCCTGTGAGTTCTTCATGATCGGCGGCGTGCGGCCGTACGCGCCCAGCCACGGGCCGGGCAACGACCCCTACATGATCCGCGAGATGGGCACCTACGAGGACGTCGATACGCGCTACACCGGCGAGCGCGCACACGGCTAATCCGTATCTGTTATCTTCCCGCGTCCACGATCCCACGAAGGAGTACAGATGGACGAGTTGACGGTGGCCCAGGCGCACAGCGTCCTGCTTGAAGCGGGGCTGCTCGTGCGCCACGCCAACACCTACCGCTATCAGGGAGCCAGAAGCAAGCTCGCCGACCAGACGACAGTGCCCTCAGGGCTCTCTCCGGAGCTTGTGAGCGTCATCGCGCCGGTGCGGGAGGTGCTTTGCTCGATCTGGGCACAGCGCGGCGGCAGAGAGCCGCAGGTGCGCGGCATCGGCCTCGCGCTGCTCGCCTTCCCCGACCGCGATCACGTCAAGGTCGCTCGTGAGGTCGAGTACTGGCTCGTGGCCGGCAACGGCGCGAACGTGCCCTGCAACGACATCGTGGCGCGCTACCGGCGCTTCCTGGAGTCCTCAGGCCCCGCCAGCCGCAACGGCAACGGGCGCGTGCGCTCTGTGTCCCGCCCGTCCGTGGTGGCCGCCAACGGCTGGCAGGGCGCCTGGGATGAGGATGGGAGGCCGGTCCGTTGAAGGCTCACCGGCACCGCGATATCCAGAAGCAGCGCGGGCACCAGGACGATCCCTGCAACGGTGAGATGGAGCTGATCGACGCCGAGGGCGACGTCTGGACGTTCGTCTGCGCGCGCTGCGGCGCCGAGTTCGGAATCCCCGCGGCGCAGTGCGATCCGCGCATCGCGGCGATGCGCCGCCGGGTCAGCTCGAAGATCCCCGACCGCTTTCTGGGCAGGCGCTTTGACACTGACGAGCACAACAAGGATGCGCTGTTCGGCGTCAAGAACTGGTTTGACGACAAGGGCGACTGCATGCTGCCCGCCCCGGCGATCTGCGGCGCTCCCGGCCGCGGCAAGTCACACCTGCTCGCCGCGATCTGCTCACGGCTGATCAACCAGCGCGGCATGGACGTCGCCTTCTGGGACATCCGCGCGTGGCTGCGCGAGCTGCAGCGCTTCGATGACGTGGGCGTGTGCGGGCTGGCCTGGGAGCGCGCGGTCAATATCGAGATCCTCGCGCTCGACGACTTCGGCGCCGAGCGCGGTTCGGATTGGCGCCATGAGCAGCTGGCGGAGCTGATCGACCGCCGCTACGCTGCCGAGAAGCCCATCCTGATCGCGTCCAACTGGGCCAGATCGGACTGGGACCAGATCGTCGATGCCCGCACCTGCAGCCGCCTGCGCGGGATGACGTTCGAGGTGGTCCTGACCGGGCCGGATCGCCGATGAGCGTCCTGACCCTCAAAGACCAACGCCTGGAGGCGATCAAGCTGGCCAACGCCGCACGTCTGAAAGCATCAGATCTCAAACGCCAGATCCGCGACCGCGGCGCCCGCGACGGCGCCAAGATGCTCGCTGACGCGATCGAGCGCGAGGATCCCGAGTACGAGCGGATCCGCCTGTACTGGCTGATCCACGCGCTGTACCGCTGCGGCCCTGAGCGCGCCCTGCGGCTGCTGCGCCTCGCCCAGGTCAACCAGGAGGCCTGTGCCTTCCAGCTGAGCGCCGTGCAGCGCAAGCGCCTGGTGTTCTGCCTGCGCTGGCATGCCGTACAGCCCAACGCGCACGGCTTCGGCTCGCTCGTCTCCGGGCTCGCGCGAGCTTTCCCCGAGGACACACCCACAACGAACAGGAGCAACATGCCCCCTCAGTCCGAGCTGCACCCCGCGCAGGAAGCGGTCCTGCATTGGTTCTCCAGCAGCCACCTGACCAACACCAACGCGAAGGCCATCTCGCAGGCGATCGGCGACCTCGCCGACCGCTTCGCGCACGACCTCGCCTCCTCGCCCCACGGCGCCGAGGTGACCACAGGCCTGCGCAAGCTGCTCGAAGCGAAGGATTGCTTTGTCCGAGCGGCCCTCTACTAAGCCTCGCACACAGGAGCAGGAGAAGCGGATCGAGCAGGCCCGCAAGTGGGCACGCGAGCATCCCGAGATGCAAACTACGCTTGATGCTGTACTACCCGAGCGGACGCCTGAGCCGGCGCCCCGAGTCGCCCACAGCCCCTACGAGGACTATGACTGAGGTTCAATCCACCGAGGACTATGCCCGCGACGTGCAGGTCAAGCGCGAGGCGATCGAGCAGGCGGCGCTTGTCAAGCGGGTCATCGAGATCGTCCACAGCTACCCGCGCCAGTCGCCGAAGCTCGATCACACCTTCGTGCCCTTCGGCAACACGAAGGTCTACCCCGGCTGTGTGCGCTGCCGCTGGCCGCAAGCCGCTCATCCCTCGCAGGTGCCCGAGTCCAAGTGGGTGCCGATCGCCGCGGAGCAGTGATCTTCGCGGCTGATGAGATTGCGCTGATCAGGGCCAGGCGCAAGTCGCAGTGCCTGCGCCCCGACCAGCCCAAGCCGCCGGTGGTGGTCGGGCGGCGCTACGGCGTCTGTCCCGGTCCCTTCCGAGCGGCCGTCGCCGAGATCACGATAAGCGAGGTGCTCCGCAAGCCCCTGGGAGCCCTCACGGGCTCTGACGTGCGCAAGCAGGGCGCTCGCTTCGCCGCCGACGTGATCGCCCGCTACGAGGCCGTACATGGCTTCGTAGCCGAGGATCTGGAGGTGTGGTGCATCAGCTGGGTGTTCGGTGATCACCGCGAGCTGTTCGACAACCCCCGCCTGTTGAGCGCCGGTCCCGGCCGCGTGCCCTACGAGCGTGACGCCGGCGGCCGTCATCACTGGCCCTTCGACGACACCGCCTCTGATGACTACACCTCTGATCTGTCCCGCGGCCTGCAGGGTGAGCCCGAGGCCATCTCCGTCCAGGACCTCGCCCCGTATGTGAAGGAGGCTCACACACGCGACGATCTGCGACGCAAGATCGCCGCCATCGAGCACATCGCCAAGGCCGACAGCGCCATCGCTCACCTGCGTGACGCACTGTCGGTCGACGGTAAGACCACCCGCCAGGCGCATCGTGACCTACAGAAGCTCGAACGCGCGCTCGCCAACCTCACAAGACGCTTGCATGTGTGATATATTGATTCATGCTGTTGCCATCAGGCACCCGAGCGGGCGGTCAACGGATCTCCTACTTTCTGCCCAAGGTGACTCGTTCGTGAAGCGAGCGCCTGCCGCCCGCTTGGGTGCCTGCATGTCGCTTGCGTTTGTGCTATGAATCACGCAAACCATCCCACAGACGGAGTACACATGAAGGTCAAGGTTGCAGTCCCCGCCGTGCGCGGCGGCACCGCCATCGAGGTGGAAGTAAGCGCCACGGAGGGCAATCTCGTGCGCATCGAGATCCCCTCGGCAGGTCAGCGCACACGCTCGGCATCGGTCGAGGTCGACCCCGACGCCCTGCGCGCGGCGCTCGCGCATGTCTTCCCCAGCGATCAGGAGCATTCCCACAGGCAGGAGGTTGAGCCCGAGGCGATCGCGTTTGATCCTCCGTTCTGAGCCCTGTGACTGCGGTATCATCGGCACGTCCAGCGCCTAGTGCCGCCGCCCCAGCGGCGCTGCCCGTGCCTATGGACGTGGGCTTCCCCGCGTTTGAACGCTCCTACCACGCCCCCCGGTTGCGACGCGCCGTGCTCGATGAGCTGCGGCGTTCCGGCGTCGTCGAGTGCGCGATCTGTGGCCGGCGGGGCACAGGCTGGTTCTACCCGTGGGTGATGGGCATGTTCGTGTGCAGCAGGGTGAGCGCTTGCCGCTTTCGCCAGAATCAGCAGACGGGCACCATCATCGACGGAGAGCCCGGCTTCTACCTCCCCTACGACGTCTTCCGGATGCGAGACCTACGCAATGCACTGCAAGCACAACACGATTCCGTGCCGGCTCTGGCTTCGCAAGGGTTGGCTGTGCGTGAACTGCCGGATGTGGTTCAAACGCAAGCCGGACCAGTGAGCGACCCGAGCCCGCGGATGCGCAAGCGCTACGCGGGCGCTGACGAGTGGCTCGCGATGCGCATGGAGATCAAGCAGCGCGGTTTCGTGAGCTGCCTGCTCTGCGGCCGTCGCGGCCAGCGCTGCTTTCGCCCCTGGCACGGCTACTACCTGTGCGAGCGCTCGGGTCGCTGCGAGAAGCGCCAGCGCGAGCTGCACGGCTACGTCGTGCCCGAGCGGGAGACCGGCTATCGCCCCTTCGACGTGTTCCTGGCTGTAGAGCGCCAGCATGCCTGCTGACGCCTTCACCGCGCTCCTCGGCGGCGGACGCGGCCCCACGCCGCGCGAGCTGATCCATCAGGTTGCCGACCTGCGTCGTCAGCTCTCCGACCTGCGCGAGCGCTACGAGGAGGCCGCGGAGATCGTGATTCGCGACGCCAGCACGATCGGCGACCTCCAGCGCGAGAACCTGGCCCTGCGCACGGACATGAGGCACCTCACCAGCTTCTACGGGAAGCTGCGCGCGGAGATGCTCACCGCGCTCGCCGAGCACCGCATGCCGACCGACCCAGGGCTGATCGCCGCAATCGAGCACGGCCTTGACGGGCCTTCCCCCTTTTGAGCGCTATGAGCGTTTCGACGATCTCTTCGGCGCGGGGCGAGGCGATTCATCCGGTCCCACTCACGCTGAGGCTGTGTCGCTCGCCCGCGCGCACGTTCGCTGGGCGCAGTTCGCCGTGCAGACGCACCTGCATCTCAAAGCCCACCGTGCGCTCATGCCCATCATCGTGGACGTGTTCGCCCGCAAGTGGGATGTGCGTGTCGTCTCGATCCTGCACAAGGCCTCCCCAGCCGATCGCTGGCAGGTGCGAGTCCACGATCCGCCCACGATGACCACGGTAGATTTCACCTTCGACGCCGACGGCGATTGGAGCTACGAACCCTTTTGAGACGAGTACAGGACAGCTGCGAGCGCCGCGCGCTCCTATGGGCGATGAAGTACGTCGAGAAGACGCTCGACACCCTGGACCTCTGGGACCAGATGAAGCCCGACGCGCTCGCCAAGCAGATCGGCTTCGGCCAGGATCTCGACGTCCGCGACCTCGCGCTCAACTGGATCGGGTGCCAGATCGGTCAAGCTCAGGCCCAGGCCCAGATGCAGGCCGCGCTGATGGCCCAAGCCCAGGCGCAGCAGCAGGCGCAGAAGATGCCCCCGCGGCTCGTGGGGCCGGACGGCCAGCCGCTCAACCGTGCTGCACGCCGGCTGTATGTGCGCAACCACCGCTGACCCGTTCGAGCCGCTGCTCGGCGCTCGCCGTGGCCGCGGTGAGCCCCTCACCGTCTGCGAGGACTGCGGGCTGGCCGACGCCGACTGCATCTGTAGCGATCGGTTCAAGCTCGTGCGAGCCGTCTGCGAGGCATTCCAGATCCCGGTGGAGATGGTGAGTGGAGTAGGGCCGTACACACCGGGGTTCCCCTGGTACTCCACTTTTTAGGGAGGTGATCTCATGAGGATCGCAGAGCCGGTTTTCTTTGGCCAGTGCGGCTCCAAGACCAAGAGCGGCAAGCTCTGCGACAAGCAATCCGGCTGGGGCACCAACCACGTCGGGGTGGGCCGCTGCAAGCTCCACGGCGGCAACACGCCCCTGGCCATTCAGAGCGGCCTCACCTGGCTCGCCAAGCGCGAATGCAGGGTCATGGGCATCCCGCTCGATATCGAGCCACACGACGCTCTGCTGCAGTGCATCTCGATCGCCGCGGGGGAGGTGCAGTACGCCTCCTTCCGCATTGCCGAGCTGGACGAGAGCGACGAGGTGGGTGCCGTCGTCTCGACGCTGTACCGCCCCAAGAAGCTCGCCAAGGGCGCGGAGGACGAGGGCACGCAGATCACCGAGACGCGAGTCGAGATGCCCCAGCTGCACGTCTGGATCCAGGTGCGCCACCAGGCGATGGACCGGCTCGTGAACTACAGCGCCGCGGCGATCAAGTGCGGGCTGGAAGAGAGGCTCGTCAAGGTCGCCGAAGGCCAGGGCCAGATGCTGGCCACCACGATCCGCGACATCCTCCGAGAGCTGGGCGTGGACAAGCGCCCCGAGACGCCCGCGATCGTCGCCAAGCATCTGCGCCTGCTGGCCGCGTAGACCGTGAGCGCGGTAGCGCGGCCCAACCCGTGGCTGATCGCCGCGGACATATTCGACCCGCCCAAGCATCCCTACGTTGCCGATCCGGTTGGGTACGCGCTGGACGTGCTGCAGTTCTTCCCCTGGAGCAAGCAGCGCGCGATCCTCGAAAGCGTTCGCGACAACGACCGCACAGCGGTGCGCTCCTGCCACGGCATCGGCAAGAGCGCGGCGGCCGGCGTGGCGGTCCTCTGGTTCCTCGCCACGCACACCGACAGCAGGGTCATCACGACCGCCCCGACCTACACGCAGGTGGTCAAGATCCTCTGGGCTGGAATCAGAGCTCAGGTGCGCCGCGCTCACGCCCGCCAGCAGGCGCTCGATCTGCCGACGCCGCTGCACGCCGAGCTGACGATCACCGAAGAGTGGTACGCGCTCGGCATCAGCACCAACGAGAGCGAGCGTCTGCAGGGCCACCACTCATCGACGGGCCACATGCTGCTCGTGGTCGATGAGGCGTCCGGCGTCGCGGAGGACATCTTCACCGCCGCCGAGGGCTTTTTGACCAGCGAGCACGCCAAGGTGCTGCTGATCGGCAACCCGACGCGGGTGGGCGGCCAGTTCCACCGCGCCTTCGCGAGCGAGCGAGCGCTCTGGAACCAAATCCACATCAGCGTCTACGACAGCCCGAGCTACACCGGCGAAGAGGTCCCGGCCGAGGTGGCGCGCGCGATGCCTCACGCCGGCTGGGCCGAGCAGAAGCGCAAGCAGTGGGGCGAGAAGTCCACGATCTATCAGGTGCGCGTCAAAGGCGACTTCTCCGACGCCGGCGAGGACAACGTGATCGGCCTCGCCGCGATCGAAGCCGCGCAGGCTCGCGAGATCGAGCCCGAGGGCAAGAGCGTGATCAGCTGCGACGTCGGACGCTTCGGCGACGACGAGACGGTGATCGTGCATCGCCACGGCCAGCGCGTTCGCATCCTGGAGCACTACGTCGGCAACGACACGATCCACACCGCGGGCAGGGTCAAGCACCACTACGACGCGATCGGCTCCAAGCCCCGCGTTGTGGTCGATGACGTGGGTGTGGGCGGTGGCGTCACGGATGCCCTCAGAGCCCAGGGCGTGCCCGTGGAGCCCTTCAACGGCGCCGCCAAGGCCCATCGCCCGCTGATGTTCCCCAACCGCCGCAGCGAGATCTGGTTCGAGGTCGCCGAGCAGCTCGAAGACCTCGACCTCGACGGCGACGAGCAGTTGGCCGCGGATCTCTGCGCCCCGACCTACACCTACGACTTGAAGCTCAGGAGAGTTGTGGAGAAGAAGGAAGACACCAAGAAGCGCATCGGCCGCAGCCCCGACCGCGGTGACGCCGTGCTCATGTCCCTGGCAGCGCCCGCCTCGATGCGCCTGAGCATCCCTCAGGGCCAGGTGCCGCGTGACCGCCAGTCCGTGCGTCAGGGCGTCGAGACAGGCCAGACGCTGTTGCAGCGCCGCCTGGAAGCGAGGATGGGCCAGCGATGAGCTTCATCGTCCCTTCGCGCGCGCCGTATGACTGGGTGGATCTCGTGACCGAGCTGGACGAGGCCACGATGCAGGGCGCGGACACGGCGATGGCCAGCTGGGTCATCACCGCGCTGGGCGCGCTGTTCTCGACCGTGGTGGGCGACGAAACCAGCCCTGAGACGCTCGCAGGGCTCGCTGGAGCCCTTGCGACGTTGATCCTGACCATCGGCCAGCCCAGCGGCATCTGCGGCCTGGATAGCACAGGGCACGTCCCGCTGGTCAACATCCCGTCCGTCTACGAGCACATCGAGCTGGTCAGCTCGCAGGCGGCGATGCTCGCGCTCCCTTCGACGATCACGACATACACCTTCAGCGCCGGGGACATCGCGATCCGCACCGACATCATCGCGGCCAACAACGCCGATCCGGGTAGCGCGCAGCCCTACAGCTACATGTACTCGGGCTCGGGCGACACGCTCGCGGACTGGACCGCGCTGAGCGTGCCGTCCACGGGCGTGCAGACGGTCAACGGCCACTCGGGCGCGACCGTGGACCTGATCGAGAGAGACCTGCCGTCGCACACCGGCACAGGGACGCTGCTCACTGACCTGGAGGCTCTGGCGCCGCTCGCCGGTCCCGCCTTCACCGGAGCGCCGTCCTCCAACAGCACGCCGCCCGCTTGGAGCGGCCATCAGGTGCCGGAGGGCTCGACCGAACGCTCTCAGCTGGCGACGCTCGATTACGTGGACAGCGTTGCCGGCTCGATCGGGGCAAGCGTCAGCGGTGCCATCAGCGCCCTGCAGGTCTGCGAGTTCGACGGCGGGCACGAGGGCAAGCCGGCCGCGAGCGCCTGCGGGCTGCGGCAGGTTGTCACGGCTGTGGCCGATGGCAGCCGACTGCTCGCCGGTGAGTTCGACATCAGCAACGCCGTCTGTTACACGCCGGCAACCGCGACAGCCACCTTCGAGATCTACCATCGCGTGCACGGCACGGAGACGGACGTCCAGATCGGCACCATCGTGTTCGCGCCGGGCGCCTACACGGGTACTGTGACCTTCTCCAGCACGCTGACGCTGGTCTGGGGCGACTGCCTGACGGTGATCGCTCCGACCACGCAGGACGCGACCTTGGCGAACATCACCTATGGCCTGGTCGCGGCTCTGCCGACACCGAGTTCCTAATGCCGATCATCACCCGCAGGCGCCCAACAGAGGAAGAGGTGCAAGTGAGCGCACTCGCGCGTACATCCCGGACATTCGACATCGGCACGCTCACGCCCGGCGGCGACGCCTGGCAGGGCATCTTCTATCTGGAGAACCTGAGTGTGCTCGCGCTCACGCTCACGACCAACGTGCCCGTGCGCCTGCGTCTCTACACGACGGCCGATCAGCAGACCGCCGACCTGTCGCGGCCCTGGGGCACGTTGCCGTCCGGGAACGCCGGCGTGCTGCTGGACATCCTGACCGCGGGCGATGACACGCTCTGGGAGTTCGCTCCCGCGATGGCGCTGTATGACCCCTACGACGGCGGCCTGGAGGATCCGGTGCCAGGCTCCTACCCCGCGACCGTCTCGATGCCCGCCAGCGGCACCGAGGGCGACGTCACGGTGACGCTCGTCTACATCCCACTGGAAGCGGGGATCTGATGAGCGTTGACCTACGTGCGCGCTCGGCTGTGGGCGGGTTCCAACATCTGCAGGCTGTCTCCGAGCAGGTGCAGGCCTGTGGGCTCGTGCAGACAGAGGACACCGGGCAGATCAATTGGAGCACGGCCAGCATCGATTTCGGCGGTCAGTTCATCGGCTACGAGATGTTCGCCTTCGCGGACAGCCTGCAGGACGAGCTGCCCGTCTACTTGAAGTTCGGCTACGAGACTGACGAGAATTGGCGTGTGTACTTCACAATCCTGCTCGGCAACGGCAGCAACGGCGCTGGTGGGTTGACGGGTAACGTCTCGGTTCCCTACCAATCCTCCCCGATCTACGACGGTGCCCCCGTGGGCTGTTACCAGGCCTGCTCCGGCGATGGTTCCAGGCTGGCGTTCCACAATAACGTCAACGCGGACATATGGGGTAATGATCGCTCCATCTTCGTGATTGAGCGCTCCAAGGACGCCAGCGGCAACGACACCGCGGAGTATGTGTACTTCTGGGGATATGGCAGTGCGGGCGACGGGATGTCAACGCAGCGCATCTTGGTAATGCTGCCACCGGTTGGGCAGCCGTTTGTTACCAACGAGACGGCTGCGATCAATGGTGCGTTCGCCTATCCCGTCTGCAAGGTGCCAGGCTCTTGGTCATCGGGCGCGGGGATGGACGACGACGGCAATGACGTCATGGTGTTCGCGCACTACCCCTACGACACCCAGCTGCACAACCCCTGCATGGACATCTTGACGTACTTCTACACCGACTTCGCGGCCGGTGTGCCAGTCGTGATCCAGCACTACGACGCGCCACACACCTACCTGCCGACCGGCAGCTCCTGGGACGGCAACCAGTACGTGGCCTGTACCTGGGCGAACAACATGTCCGCGATGATCCGCTGGGAGTGACGTGAGCTACGCCGCTGACGTAGAAGCGCTCTCCCCGACTTTCTACTACCGCCTGGACGACACCAGCGGCAGCGTTGCGGTGGATTCGTCGGGGAATGGCTCCAATGGGGTTTACACGGGCTCCTACACGCTCGCGCAGATGGGCCTGCTCTCCGGCGATGAGGCGTCCAGCACGCACTTCACCGGCGGCTGCGTGGAGTCGCCCGGCTATAGCGACGACACCACCGGCACCGCTATGGCATGGGCGACGCTCGACGCGCTCGATAACTCGCAGCAGTTGTTCACCGTGACAACGGTGGGCAACGGGCCGAGCGTGAACACCACCAGCGACCTGTACGTCAACGCCGATGGCTCGGTCACCTTCCAGTTCTACAACGGCAGCGAGACGGTTACGCTCACCAGCGCCGCGGGGCTGATCACCGCGGGCTCCACGCACTTCTACGCGGCGGTCTGGGCAGTCGGCTACGCCACCCTCTACGTCGATGGTGCGATGGTGGCCGGCCAGTTCGGCACGGGCACGCCGTGGAGCTACTCGGCTCATGGCGCGGAGGCTCGCTGGGATGTGGCGCCTGCAAGCAACAGCTCCATCGTGTGTTGGACCGGCCGCGTGCAGGAGGCTGCGCTCTTCAACGGCATCGTGCTCACGGGAGCGCAGATCGAGGCGCTGTATACCGCGGCATCCGCGTTCACGCCCACGTTCACGATCGCGACGTCGGCCGACGGCACGGAGGTTGCTCCCGGTAGCGAGATCGCGGTGTTGGTCATGGCGGCCAGCACGAGCTATGACGGCACGATCTCACTGTCGAGCAACGCCGCTGACGTGTGGGCAAGCGACAGTGCCAACCTCGGGATCTTCTCATCTGGCGAGTACACGTTCGCGCCGTGGGACGGAGGCGTGGCGGCGTTCACGCTCACCGTGGGCGCGCCTGTGGGGACCGACGAGCTGACGGTCACGGACGTTGCCACCGGTACGCCCTTCACAGCTTCGGTCACGGTCGTCACCACCGTCTCGCAGATGTTGAACGCGACCAGCTGCGCGATGTGCTACGGCTGTCAGACGTGGGCCAACTATGACAACTGGGGCGTCGGGATGGGCGACACGGGCTGCGTGTTCCGTACGCTGCTCGGCTTCACGCTTCCACCCGCGCCGATCGGTTTGAGCCTGCTCGTCGCGACGCTGGTGCTCTACGCCTGTGACCCTTCATGGTACGGTGCGGCTGAGCCTGTGATGTTCACGCTGGCCGGGGCCGAGTGGGCCGCCAACACGGTGACCTGGAACACGATGCCCTCGCAGGTCGGCCCGAGCGTCGACTATGAGGCGCCCGCCTATCCCGGTAACTGTTACGTCCCTGTGACGGCGCTCGTGCAGGCGTGGCTGGACGGGACGCCCAACTACGGCATCTGGTGCCTGGGCAACCCCGACGGTATCGTGATGAAGCACTACGCGGGCATCGGCGGCGCCACCACGCCGCAGCTGATCCTGCACTACGGCCTGCCGGTGCCCGTGTGCGACGTGGCGCCGAGCATCACCGGCACGCTCGTCCCCAGCCTTGTGCTCACCTGTGAGGTCGGCACCTGGGTCAATGACCCAACCTTCACCTACGACTGGCAGACGAGCGCAGACGGCCTGACGTGGGTCGATGGCGCGGGTTCCGAGTCGACCTTCACCGTGCTCGATGAGGACTACCCAGGCTATGTGCAGTGCGTGGTCACCGCCACGAACGTCTACGGCAGCGTGTCGGTCACCACGCCGGCGATCCAGGGGCCGAACGGCACGGCGTACACCGCGCCACTTCCAGCCTGGCAGGAGCCGATCGCGACGCGCACGGTCAAGGTGCCGATCATGACCGCGGGCACACCGACGCCGATCCCGGCTGACGGGCAGCTCTGGCCGCGATGAGGCTGGGACTGCTGCGCGCCGGTCCCACGGTGATCCTGGGCTCCGATATGGACCTGCCGTCCAGCGGCTGCGCGTTCGAGGCGCCGGTGCTCGTGGGCTACGGCAGCGACGTTGCGCAAACCACCGGCTATGGCATCGAGAAGGCCCGCTACGTGGGCTACGGCATGGAGGTGGAGGCGTGAACACATACCCGGTTGGATCACTCGTGGTGATCACGTTCTGCCTGGTCACCCGTCCGCTCACGAGCGCCGAGCAGGCAGCCTTCGAGGCGGGCAACGGCCTGCCCGCCGGTATCGGCGTCGCGCCAGCCGGCGTGTGGCTGGACCTCTACCCGCCCTCGACGATCGCGCAGCTGCTCAGCACGCCGAACGTCACGAGCGTCGCCTCGGGGCTGTTCACCTGTAGCGTGCAGATCAACCAGGCGGGCCTGTGGCGCTACAGGGGCCGCGGTACGGACTCCGTGGGCAACCCCCTGGCCGCCACTCCCGATTATTCCTTCCGCGCCTATAGGAGCTTCCCAGAGGCATGAGCTTTTCCGTCCCGTACATCGACGGCTCCGTCAACACTCAATGGGGGTCGCTGGTCGACGACGACATCCTGATCATCGAGGGCCTGCAGCTCTACACACTGCTGCTCAGCTCGTCTATGGCGATCTCGCTGAACCCCGGTCAGGGGCCGAGCGCCGACACCTATCTGGTGGTCGAGCAGCTGATGCCAGACGGCTCCTGGTCAACGCTCGAAGAGATCACGGTGCCCGCCGGCACGGACACGAGCACCGGCACGATCACGAGCCAGCCCAGCACCACCTGGGGGCCGCTGTTGCCCAACGGGCTGCGCGTGCGCATCGTCGGCCCGTGCAACGGCATGGGCTCGTCCGCCGCGCCTGGAGGGATCGCCTGCCAGTACAGCTTCCAATACCCGCTGGGCCAGCCCGGCCCTGGCGCGCCCTACCTGCTGCTGGCTGCCGAGGATGGCATTCACTGCGCTCAGATCACGACCAGCGACGGCACGATGCTCACGGTCACGCAGGGCACGCTGGAGACGGTGCTCAGCACCGAGCCGGTCAACGTCTCGCCGCCGGTCGCCGCCATGCTGAGCGGCTCGCTCGCCGCGGTGACGGTCGGTGACTGGCAGTGGACCCCGGCGCCGGTCTCCTACAGCTTCCAGTGGCAGAACTCCCCGGACGAGGGGACGTGGACGGACATCCCCTCGGCGACCGTCAGCGGCTACCTGGTACAGGAGAGCGACGGGGCGCTCTATCTGCGCTGTGTGGTCACGCAGACGGTGTTGGGGCAGTCCACGAGCGCGCTGAGCAACAGCGTCGGCCCTGTTCCCACGCTGCCGGTCAACCTCATCGCGCCCGTGCTCACCGCGCCTTCGCTGAGCGTCGCTGACGCTGAGCCCTGCAACGTCACGGACGGCATGTGGGCGCACATGGGCTTCGCGGAGTCATACGTCTTCACCTGGCAAAACTCGCCGGATGGCGTCACCTGGACGGACATCGCCGGGGCCGGCGCGAACACCTACCAACCTCAGAGCACCGACATCGGGCTCTACCTGCAGTGCGTCGTCGAACAGTTCATCGACATGGACTCGGCGTCTGCGACCAGCAACACCGTAGGACCAATCACCGCATAGGAGAAACATGACCGTCACCGCAGGCATCCTCAATCCCGACCTCGACAAGTCCGACGCGCTCGTCGAGCTGCTCGAATCGCAGCTGAACGCATCCGCCGCGGCGCTCACCGTCGTCTCGGGCACCGCGCAACAGGACCAGACGGGCTTCCCGTCGAACGTCTACGTTGCGGTCACCGGCGGCACCGCCGGCACCGTCGCCATCGCCATCGGCCAGACCAGTGCGTGCGCTGCGTCCACCGGCGTACAGGGCGCGACGATCGTCCCGACCAGCGACGCGACGCTCAGCCGTTCGCTGCAGACCAAGCTGCCCGCCGGGTGGTTCTTCAAGGTCACGGTCGGTGGCGCCGCTGCCATCGCCTCGGCGGTTCAGGTAGTTGGCTGAGCGCCTCACGCGGGACATCTTCCCCGCGGAAGTGACCATCGACGGGGAGATCTCGCAGGGCCTGCGGGTGTTCGTCACCGATGAGCGCCTGCTGGCCTACAGGGCCGCGTCTGGAGGCGTCATCGAGATTGCCCTCAACCTCGCCCTGGCGACGCCCTCCAGCGTCCCTGCGAGCCGCTCATCGCTTCACGGACACCTTGAAGCAAAGCTCGCCGATGGGCGCACGGCGTGGATCAACCGCGGTCGCGGCTGTGGCTGCGGTTCGCCTCTCAAAGCGCTCGGAGCGCCCTTCACCTGGACAGGACGATGAGTCTCACCTACGTCACGATCACCGGCACGTTCAAGAGCCCTGACGGCTACGCGGCTCACGGCTGGATCAACTTCGAGCTGTTCGAGACGCTCGTCAACGGCGCGCTCAGCATCGAGCCCAAGGTTGTGCGCGGCATTATCAATGACGCCGGTCTGCTCGTCTCCAGCTCGGGCGGCTCGCTGCAGCTGGCAGCCAACGACGACGCTGCGACGGTGCCGCAGGGCACCTACTACTGGGTCACCAAGCAGATCGCCGGAGCGCCCGAGAAGGCGTTCGGCGTGATCATTCAGCACGCTTGGGCGCCGAGCGTCGACTTCTCGATCCTGGAGCCAGATGACTAGCGACCCAACCCTGCTGGCGCTTGACGCCCTGGCGACCTACCGGCTCACGAGACTCGTGGGCAGCGACACGATCACGGCGCCCGTGCGCTTGAAGCTGGCGGGCAGCCGCTACATCGACCGTCGCGACATGACGGGGATGCGCGCCGCTGTGGTCGCGCGCCCGAAGCTCGCCGAGTTCATCACCTGCCCGTGGTGCGTCTCACCCTGGATCGCCGTAGCGATCGTCTTGCTCGGATCGCTCGCCGCATCCGCCTGTCTCGTCATCACTGCCGTGCTGGCGTTCAGCGCCATCGCCGGCATCATCTCGGAGCGTGTCTGATGGCCGTCACCAGAGCTCAAACCGGCTGGTTCAAGAACAAGTCGAAAGCCACGCGCCTGCGTGTGCTGACGGCCGCGGCGACGCGCATCGACATCTCGGACCGCAACGAGGCCAAGCGCCAGAAGGCGCTGCGCGCCGGTTGGCAGTCTGATGCCTGGTGCGTCGACCCCGAGACGGAGATTCTTACGACGCGCGGTTGGCTGACGTACGGTGAGGTTGTGGCGGGCGACTTGGCGCTGACGCTCAACCAGGAGACAGGAGAGTCCGAGTGGCAGCCCGTCAAGGCCGTCAAGGTCTTCGATGTCTCCGAGCGCCCTATGTTGTCGATGCAGGGCCGCTTGCACTCGTCGCTGTCGACCCTCGACCACAAGTGGCCCACGGTTGCACGACGGGAAGCATTCACGCAGGCGGATGTCGACATTCGGCGCGAGCGGCGTCACGCGAAGCGGCTGGGCTTGCCGCCGCCTTCCGCTCCTGCGCATGGTCCGCGTCCTGCTGCGACTTTGGTGTGCGCTCTGACGCGCTCGGATGAGCTGACCACTCGGCACTCCCTCATCACGGCGGCGCCATGTGCCGACTTGCCAGACGTGGCTGTCTACACAGATGCGTTCGTGGAGCTGGTTGCGTGGTTCTGGACAGAGGGGACCATCAAGGCGTCTGGCGCTGTCGTCATCACGCAATCGTGGCGCGTCTATCCGGAGAACGTAGCGCGTATCCGCGCGGCTCTGACGGCCGTCTTCGGGCCTGCGGTACCGACCACGCGCGGCTTGCAATACCCTGCCTGGCGCGAGGGGACCGACGAGGATATGGCTGTCTTCGCGCTCGATAAGTATGCCGGACAGCGGCTGGGTGCTATCGCGCCCGCACCCGACAAGGTGGTGGCTACCGGGTTCGTGCGCTCACTGACGCTGGCGCAGCTGGAGCTTTTCATTCAGACGTCTGTCGATGCCGACGGCCATCGCGACGCGCGCACGGGCGCCAACGTGTGCGTCACGCAGTCCGTTCGAGCCCGCTTGGAGCCGCTGGCGCTCGCCAGCATCCTGACTGGTCGCACTCCACACATCTACTTGAAGGATGAAGGCTGCTGGCGACTGCATATCCGCGACAAGGCAACCGTCAACCCGCTGGACGCAGCCAGCCGCGAGTGGGAGAACGCCACCGTCGTCAAGCGCGTGACCTACAGCGGCCAGGTTTGGTGTCCGATGGTTGCCAACCGCACATGGTTGGCGCGTCGCCGGGGCACGGTCTACTTCACCGGCAACACCTACAGGTCATCGGTCCCCGAGCTGCGTTACGCCGTGAAGTTCCTGGCGCACTGCTGCGCGCGGATGAAGCTCTTCCCGGCGGTCTACCTGCCGGGCGCTGAGAGCGACGAGCCGGTCCCTCTGGCGCACGCCGAGGGCGTCCCGATGGATCTCTCCGGGCTCGCTGAGCTGGGCCTGCAGGAGCTTGGCAACGGCCGCATGGCGATGGCTCACCTGATGGGCGATCTCTCCACCAACCTGTCGGTGGCGGGCGAAGGCTGGTTGCTCGGGCGCCAGAACGAGCAGACCGGCGAAGAGGAATGGGGCATCCGTTCGGTCGACGAGCTGGTGGTCACCGACACGAGCTGGCGTCTGCGCGAGATGCCAGATAACCCCAACGGGGTAATTCCCTGGGTCGACCTCGATCCCGACACCTGCGTGATCAGCCGCATCTGGACGCCGGATCCTCGCTATCACCTGCTCGCTGACAGCCCCGTGAAGGCGATGCTCGACGAGTGCGAGGCCATCTGCATCCTGCGGCGCATCATCCGCGCCACGGGCCGCTCACGCCTCTCAGGGCGCGGCCTGCTCTGCTTCCCCAACGAGATCACCTTCGCCAACGAGCCCAACGACGACCAGGACCCCGACGCTGACACCTTCATCGCTGATTTGACCAAGGCGATGATGGCGCCGATCACCAACGAGGGCACGGCCGAGTCCGTCGTGCCGCTGGTGGTTCGCGGCCCCGGCGAGTTCCTGGACAAGATCAGGCACATCGACTTCGCCTCCAGCTTCGACTCGGAGGCCTCCAAGACGCGCGAAGAGCTGATCGGCGTGATTGCCACCGGCTTCGATCTGCCCAAGGAAGTGATCATGGGTATCGCCGACCTCAACCATTGGTCGGCCTGGCAGGTGAGTGACGACGTTTTCCGTCATCACGTCGAGCCGGCCGTGATCGAAGCGGTGGACGCTCTCACCGGCGCGTTCCTGCGGCCCTACCTGCAGTCCTACGGCGTGCCTGATGAGTGGGTGCGTCGCTGCGTGCTCTGGTATGACCCGGTTGAGCTGGTGACGCACCCGGACCGCACCGCCGACTCGCAGAAGGCCTACGAGGACATGATCATCTCGGCGGAGGCATACCGCAAGGCGGCGGGCTTTGCCGAAGATGATGCGCCGACCGTCTCAGAGCTGGAGATGCGCCGCGTCATGGACATCAGGGCGCTGCCGCTCAACCTGCTGATGGAGTACGCGCAGCGCTTCGATCCCACCCTCGTCGTGCCGCCGATCACGGTGTCGGGGATGGTGCCGGGGATCAAGCCCGGCGGCGTGGACATGGGCGAGGGCCTGATCCCGACGCAGCCCACGCGCCCTCAGGCCGATGCCGGCGTCGGGCTTGACAAGCCTGTGAGCGCTCCCGCGCCCGCACAGCCGGGTCCGCCGCCCGCCGCACAGAACCCCGTGCCGCCCAAGCCGGGGCCGCCAGCGGCGCTCACAGCCGCTTCTGGAGGCGCTTCGATCAGCCGCCAGCTGATGGACGTCGATCGTCAGCTGCGGATCCGCCTGCAGGCCGCGGCCAACGCCGCGATGTTGCGCCAGATGGAGCGCGCCGGGGCGAAGATGCGCACGAAGCTCGGCAAGGATGAGACGGTGCGCACGAAGATCGACCAGCGCCGCAACGAGCACGTTCCGTTCATCCTCGGCAAGGACGCGATGGCAGCCGCGGGGCTCACCGCCGCGGGGCTCATGAACGACGATTGGGCAGCGTTGCGCGAGCAGTTCATGCGCTGGACCGGCGCCGCACAGAGACAGTCGCTGCGCCTGATCGGCAAGCTCGTGGACATCCCACAGCAGGCGGTCGACCAGGCGGGCAACGCGCTGGCCGTGCAGCTCGACGCCGCTTGGAACGTGTTCAAGCATGCGCTCAACACGATCGGGCAGCAGCTGCTCTCCGAGGATCCGGCCGAGCTGGATCCTGACGCGCTCGTGCCGGTGGGCACGCTGCGCGCCGTGCTCTCGGTCGCCGGTGGGGCTCCATCGAGCGCTCTGACGATCGACGCCAGCACGGGCGGCGGCATGTCCGGGTTCGTGCCGCAGATCGGCTCGGGCGCCACGATCCAGAAGCTCGCGGGCGTCGGAGGCGCCAACGTCGAGCGTTACGTCTGGCACCACACGGCCACGACCGTGCATCCGTTCGAGCCCCACGAGGCGCTCGATGGCGTCGAGTTCCACAGCTTCACCGACGATGCGTTGAAGAACCCCGACAGCTTCCCCGACAACGCCTATTTCCTGCCCGGAGACCACCCCGGCTGCTCGTGTGACGCCGAGCTGCTCTATGAAGTCGCACCATAGGAGACACCATGCCGAAGTTCGCACATGCGCGTTCGCGCTCAGAGCTGATCGCCGCCGCCGAGCAGGCGTGGAAGCCCTACCCCTGGGATGACTGCATCGCAGACCAGAAGGCCGACGGCGCCAGCCAGGAGTCCGCGGAGAAGATCTGCGGGTCGATCAAGGCGAAGAACAGCGCCGTCGATGGCGAGGACGCTCTTGCAGCGCCGCCGCCACCGCCCGCGGAGAAGGCTCCCGCGGCGCAGAAGGCACCGGAGGCCGCTGACCCGGCCGCCGCGGACAGCGCGGTGAGCGACGCCATCGCCGGCATCGCCAAGGCCGTCGAAGCTGCGATCGCCGCTCAGAAGGCCGACCCTGACACGAGCGACCCGAAGGACGAGACGATCGCCGCCGCGCTCGACTCGATCAACGAGGCTGTGCAGAAGCTCACCCAGGACCAGTCCGACGACAGCGCCGAGCACGCGCCCCCGAGTACGACCAAGACGCCGCCCGTCGGCGACAAGCCAGGAGCCCCCGCGCCGCCGAAAGCCGCCCAGACGGCCGCGGGGGCTCCACCTCCACCCGCGCCCAAGGACGTGCCCGCGCCCAAGCAGGATCCCGACACGGGCGACATCGACGACGACGCCAAGTGCGCCAACGCCGACTGCGGGCATCTCGCCAGCTCTCACCTCGACGACGACACCAACGGCAAGAACACCGGCGCGTGCCAGATGACGAGCTGCGCGTGCCTGGGCATGCAACTCTCCGAGAGTCCGAACAAGGGCACGGGCGGCAACTCGCCTGGCGCCATCGACGAGGACGAGGGGGATTTCGCGTTGGCCCCTCCTGGCGCTGTGCCCGACGCGCCTGGGCCAGCGGAGCCCTCGCCCGAGAAGCCGCCCACGCTGAACGAGCCGCCGGCCATCCCCGGTGGCGATAACGTCGGCCCGGCGTTCTTCATCCCGGTCGCGATCATCGAGGGCCAGCCCACGGGCGACGGCCGCTCGATCGCTGCGGGCGCGCTGGACTGGCGCACGCCGCCCGTGCCGCTGATGGGCCTCTCGACCGAGACGCACGATCCGATGGGCTTCGACCTCAACGACCCGGCCGTGATCTGCGGGCGCATCGACAGCTTCGAGCGCGTGCCCGGCGAGGGTGACACGCAGGTGATCCAGGCCAAGGGCTTCTTCCTGGCCAACGACGACGGCGCCTACTTCGCGAGCCTCTGCGAGCAGATGGGGCGCGTGGGCGTGAGCGCTGACGTGCTCGCCTCCGAGGTGGACGTGCAGGTGGGCGACATCGACGACACCGGCTGGCCGACCGAGCTGACCGAGCAGACGACGGCTGGGACCATTCTGGGACTGACGATCTGCCCGTACGCCGCCTTCGAAGGCGCTTACATCGTCCTGGGCGACGGCTCCAGCATCGCTGAGGCGATCCCTCAGGCCGCCCAGACGGCTTCGGGCGCCGTGGGCGTGCATTTCCTCACGCTCGCCGAGTGCGAGCCGTGCGCGAGTGGAGCTGAGGTGCTGATCGCCTCAGGCGCTCCCGTGCATCCGCCCAAGGCGTGGTTCGAGGATCCTGCCTTCACGCCCGAGGACGGGCGCCTGGTGGAGATCCTGGACAAGCGCGGCAAGCTCGCCGTCGGAGGCAAGTACGCCTGCCCGCTCACCGTGGAGGAATCTGGCCGCGTCTACGGCCACCTGGCTCCGTGGGGCGTCTGCCATACCGGCACGCAGGGGCAGTGCGTCACGGCGCCGACCTCGGCCGTGAACTACGCTCACTTCAAGCGCGGCCAGACGATCACGACCGCCGAGGGCGAGAAGGTGCGCGTCGGTGTGATCACCTGCGACGCCGGGCACGCCGAGCTGCACGGTATCTCCGCGGCCTCGGCGATGGCTCACTACGACAACACGGCGACGGCCTGCTGTGACGTCAACATCGGCGAGGACGAGTACGGCATCTGGGTCGCCGGCGCTGTGCGCCCCGATGCCAAGCCCGAGCAGATCCGCAAGCTCACCGCCTCATCACTCTCGGGTGACTGGCGCCAGCTCGGAGGCCAGCTGGAGCTTGTCGCCGCGCTCGCGGTCAACCAGCCCGGCTTCCCCCTCGCCGTGGTCGCGGACGGCCGCCAGGAGGCTCTGGTGGCCGCTGGCGGGCAGATGATGCAGCGCCTGCGGGCTCCCAAGAGCGAGCCCGAGCGCAGCCCGCTCGAACGCGCTCTGGCGCCGCTGCTGCGCCTCTCCGCCAACGACGCCCGCACGCGCATCTACGGCATGCAGGCGCGGAACGCTCGCGAGCGTGTGAAGGCGCTCTCGACGTGATCGCGAACGTGCTCAGGGCGGTCGGCTGCGCTGGCGCCGGTGGCGTGATCGGCTTCATCCTCGGCGCGATGTGGGGTGTCGAGACAGGCGAGGGCGGCGACCTGTGGGGATGGGACCTGATGATGGGCGGCTTCATGGGTGCGGCCACTGGCGCCGTCATCGGCGCCATCGTCGGAGGCGCCGTTCTGTGAAGCGCCCGTGGTGGGACCGCCTGCTGTGCGCGCTCGGCCTGCACCGCTGGAACATGCCTGGCGGCGAATGCGAGAGCTGCGGCAAGCACGATGATTTCTTCGATTAGAGATCTCGCGCTCTCCGTGGCGATGCTGGCCGTGCTGTTCTGGCCCTTGCTGCTCGCGTACGCGCTGGGAGCGTTTGTAGGGCGGGGGCGGGATTTGAACCCGCGACCTTCGGCTTATGAGGCCGATGAGCACTCCGCTGCTCCACCCCGCGCATAGCTGACGATACAACCTTTGACTGCGTGCTACGATGCTGCGCAGCTGGCATAGCCGCCTTGCGCCCATAGGTCGCGTTTCGCAGTCACAACGATCTACTAGGAGCCAGCGATGGAGACAATCCGCGAACTGCTAGCCCGGTTGGCCACATGCACTCCCGAAGAGCTGGCCAACCTGCGGCAAGCGATCACCGACGAGTTCAACCGGCTCGATGGCGAAGAGGCGGTCACCGCCGAGATCGTCAGCCAGATGCAAGAACTGGCCGAGGCTGCCGATGCGGTCATGACCGAGCAGGGCAACCGCGAGACCCAGGAGGCCGAAGCTCAGCAGGCCCGAGAGGCAGCGCGCGAGCGCGTCTCGGCTCTGAACCCGCCCGCGGCCGGCGAGGCCGAGGCTGGCGCTGAGGTCGAAGAGGACGAGGACGAGGAAGGCAAGGGTCAGGAGGTGACCGAGCAGGAGGCCGAGCAGGAAGCGGTCACCGCCGCCGCCACGCCCGGCAAGCGCGGCACCGTCGCGCGCATGGCCGGCAATCGCCCCAAGCCCTCCCCCGAGGCCCTGCCCGACCGCCAGCGCGCGGTGCTGATGGCAACCGGCGCGCTGCGCGGGCTCGCCAACGGCAACGAGCCGATCACCGATCCCGAAGAGTTCGCGAGCGCTCTCACCGAGACGATCGAGCGGCTTCCCCGCCACGGCGCCCCGCGCGGTGACACGATCGTCGCCAGCGCCCGCTGGAACTACCCCGAGGACCGTCAGCTCGGGCGTGACCCGTGGGCCAACGAGCGCATCTTCCAGAAGGTGCTCTCACCTCAGGCTCTGGTCGCGACAGGCGGGATCTGCGCGCCCGTGAACGTGGACTACTCCGTGCCGGTTTGGTCGATTCCAGACCGCCCGGTGCGTGACGGTTTGCCAGCCTTCCAGGCGAGCCGCGGAGGTGTCACCTACGTCACCCCGCCGGACATCTCGCAGCTCGCGGGAGCGACCGGCATCTGGACCGAGGCGACCGACCTGGCGCCCGGTGAGCAGACCAAGCCGGTGTTGCAGATTGTCTGCGGCAGCGAGGTGACCACGCTCGTCGAAGCGGTCTCGACCCGCCTGCAGTTCGGGAACATGTTCGGGCGTTTCGCGCCGGAGCAGACCGCCGCCAACACCGACCTGTCGATCGCCGCGGCGGCCCGGATCGCGGACAACAACCTGCTCAACCTGCTCGCCCAGGTTTGCACGCAGAACGTCTCCAACGCCAACCAGGTGCTCGGGGCCACGCGCGACCTGCTCGTGTTCCTCGATCAGTTCCTGGCCGGGCACCGCAACGTCCACCGTCTCGCGCGCTCGCAGAGCTTCACGCTGATCGCGCCCGACTGGATCAAGGATCTGCTGCGAGCCGACCTCACCCGCGAGCTGGCGCATGACAACGCCGGCAGCCGCGACCAGCTGCAGCTCACCGACGCTCAGGTCGACGAGCTGATGTCCAGCCGCGGCGTCAACGTCGTCTACCACCTGGACGGTCAGGCGTCGGGCTCCAACGGCGTGCAGAACAACCAGTTCTTCACGATGGCGGCAGCGAACGGCAACATCGTCGCGTTCCCGTCCACCGTGACGCTCTACATCTACCCGGAGGGGCACATTCAGTTCCTCGACGGCGGGCGGCTGGACCTGGGCGTCGTGCGCGACTCCACCCTCGACAGCCAGAACGACTACGAGCTGTTCGTCGAGACATTCGAAGGCTTGGCCTTCCGCGGGTACTCCGGAGGCGCCGTGCAGCTCACCCTCACCCTCTGCGCCAACGGCGCGAGCGGCGCCACCGCGGCCGTCTCGCACTGCGCGTAAGCCGAGGTCAACTGAGGATCCCCCGAGACGATGAGCCCTCTGTCGAGCAGCCCCTACCCCGCTACGAGCCTGCCGCCAGCGCTCGTCGTCCCGGCGATCCCGCCCAAGCCGCCCGCGCTCAGCCTGATGGCCTGCGCGGTGCGGCCGGGTGACAGCTCCGACCCGGCCAGCCCGATCTTCGCGCTCGGAGACGAGCAGCTCGCGATCCTCCCCGACGAGCTGAAGACAGAGCTGAACGCTCGCAAGGGCGACGCCTGGACGAGGGGCTTCACCTACGCACCCGAGAACCACTGGGCCGCAGAGCCCCGCTCGGGTTTCGACAGCGCCGACATCGACTCGCCCCCGCTGCCCGCGCCAGGCAACATCGTGCTCACGCAGGGCACCGGCGGCACGCTGGCGGACGGCACCTATCACTACACGGTGACGGTGACCAACTACAACGGCGAGAGCACGGCGCCTGCCGCTGCCCAGATCGTCGTTGCCGGCGGCGGCGGCACCGCGAGCGTCAAGGTGAGCTGGCAGGCGGTCTCCGAGGGCGTCGACTACAACGTCTACGGCCGCGGCGCCACGCCCGGCAAGCTCGCCTCGGGCGTGACCGGCGTCGTGTTCATCGGGGAGAGCGGCGACGAGACGCTCTCGTGGACGGACACCGGAGCGGCGAGCGCCGGTGCGGTGCCACCGTCGAGCAACACCACCGGCGGGATCGGCTCCTACAGCAACCTGCCGATCGTGCAGGTGATCCCGTGGCTCGTGCTCGCGCAGGACACCTGCTCGACGTGGGGCTTCGACGAGCGCGACTTCAAGGGCCGCGCGCAGCGGCTCTGCGACAACGCCACGCCGGCCGCGATCGAGCGCGAGTTCTGGACCGGCGCGCTGGCGCAGGCCAACAGCTGGCCCAACAACTACCTGACCAACGCGGCGAGCTACACCGACCTGACGCCCGCGAGCGGTAGCGCGCCGAGCGTCACCCGCGGCATGCAGCTCCTGCAGGACGCCCTGCAGCAGTGCGGCTTCGGCGGCGTCGGCATGATCCACACGCAGGCTCAGAGCACCGTCTCGCTGCTCAGCGCCCGACGCGTGGGGCCGCTGTTGCTCGATATGTTCGACAACGTGATCGTGCCCGGCGCCGGATATCCGGGGAGCGCCCCGGCGGTCGGCTCGGGCGTCACGCAGACGAATACCGCCGTGATGTTCGCCACCGATCTCGTGATGGTCCGCTCCGAGGCGCAGAGCACCGTGATCCCCGACTCCTTCTCGGAGGCGGTCGACCGCGGGCAGGGCGGGCATCCCAACTCCGCCACCTTCCGAGCGATGCGCTTTGCCTGCGCTTACTTCGACGCTGCGTGCCACTTCGCGGTGCGCGTTCAACTTGCCAGCTAGCCACAACCCAGAGGAACCAAGAAATGACGCAACTACCTGATGGCGCTGCCGCGGTTTGGGCTGTGGCAACACGCATCTCCCCGCTCGACGCAACCGGCGCCGTGGACGCCGGCACGACCACGTATGTCACCAACCAGCTGATCAAGGCGACGATTACGCCGGTGGTGACCACGGGCGATGACATCGAGTTGAAGGGCGCCTCCGGCGAGCTGGTGGTAGCAGCCAAGCACGGAGACATCCCGAAGTACTACACGGTCTCGATCGAGCTGGGTACTCCGGATCCGAACCTGGAGGCCGCGCTCTGCGGTGGCACCGTCTACAACGACACCACCACGGCCGCGCTGGGCGCTCCCGCGACGCCGACCGTGGCTGCCGTCACCGGCCCCACGAGCACCCTGGGCAACCAGCTCTACGCCTACAAGACGACGTTCTACAACACCTACGGCGAGGGCGTTCCCTCGGCTGAGATGACGGTCACCCCGACCGCCAACCAGGCCGTGATCGTCGAGCCCGTCGAGCCCGGCTTCTCGTCTTCGAGCGCACTCGGGATCCGCGTGTACGGGCGCAACGTCGGCGTCGAGCAGCTCATTGGGACGATCCCCAACATCGACGGCCCGGCGCTCGCCACGGCTGGCACGGCGGCTCTCGTGGCCGGTGCCACGCAGGCGATCCCGAGCCAGGCGCCGCTCACCAAGGCCATCCCGATCGGCACCACCTTCATCGTCTCCGCGACGACCGCGGTGTGGACGGTGACCCAGTACGGCGCTCCGGGCAGCTCGCTGATCTACGCCTCCCCGGACGTCACGCAGGCTGCCATCGCCGGCACCGGCAACCCGACCATCATCCCTGTGTTCGTGGACAACGGCTCGGTCACGCCTTCGGGCGGCGGCGCGCCGACCACGGACACCTCGGCTGGTCCGGGCGCCGTCGGCTACCAGGCTCCGGCCCTGCTGTCGGTCGCCAACCCGACCGGCGTCAGCGTCGAGTTCTGGAGCAAGGCGATCGTCAACGGCTACCAGGCCGCGGTGCTGCCCTACTTCCACTGGGTGCTGCCGCGCGTCGCCAACTCGCACCGCATGCCGCTGGACCTCACCAACGCGGCGGCGCAGAGCATCTACGAGGGTCAGGCCTTCCAGAACAGCAACTGGGGCTCGGGTGGTGCCAACGACTTCCCGTTCGACACGACCAAGGTCTTCCAGCGCGCTCGCTGCGGTGCTCAGGTGCTGCCGGCAGGTGCGTCGGTCAACAGCGTCGGCGTCGTGCCGGTGGGCGCGCCCGCTCTGATCTGAGCGCGACATGCCAAGCCTACGCACTGGGCCTTGCGCGCCGTGGTGCGTAGGCTCGGAGATCGAAGCTCATCCGTGGGTGCAGGCCGCCGCGGCCAAGCTCGCAACCTCAGGAGGCCTCCAGTCAGGACAGCTGGAGGCCATCTGCGCCGAGGCCGCCACCGCGGCCTCAGAGGCGCTCTACCGGATGAGCGGCAAGCAGTTCACCGGCGAGTGCGGGCCTGTCACCGCGCGCCCGGTGAGCCGCCCCACGGATCTCGACCTGCGTGGCTGGGGCAGGCTCTCGCCGATGGGGTTCTTCTCTTCGGCGGGGCCGGCGTCGAGCTACGGCACGGCGATGCCGGGTGTGGTGTCGAGCTATGGCCGTAAGGACGCGCCCGAGATCAGCTTCCCGTTCCAGATCAACAGCATCACAGAGGTGATGATTGATGGAGAGGTTATCCCTCCGGATGAGTATGAGCTGCGCGCCGGTCATGTGCTCGTTCGGCTCCGCATAGCTGCTGATGCTGTTCCCACAGCTCGCTACGGATGGCCGACGTCGCAGATCCCCGACCTCCCACTCACGGAGCTGGGCACCTTCGGGGTCACGTTCATGTTCGGCACGGCGCCACCCGCCTCTGGGCAGCTTGCGGCGCGAGCACTCGCACTCTTTCTGGCTCTCCCACAGCTCGGCGACAGCACGCACTACCCCCATCGCGTCTCGCAGGTCACTCGCCAAGGCGTCGCCGTTCAGGTCGCCTCGGCGCTGGACCTGTTGAAGAGCGGCCAGACGGGCATCTGGGAGGTGGACATGTTCCTGCGAGCATTCAACCCTCACTGCCTGCAGGCCAAGGCTTCGGTGTGGTCCCCGGACGTCTCGCCCGTCAAGCGCCAGGCCACCGTCACAACTCTCTAGGAGCACGATGTCCGAGACCAACCCGTTCGCCCCGCCCGATCCGCCGAAGGTCATCCCGGCCCCTGAGCCGTCACCGGCGCCCGCGGCGGACCCCAAGCCCAAGCCGACGAAAGGCCCCCCGATTGTCCTTCCCAGTTAGCCGTTTCCGCTCCGCGGGCGCGACCGAGGCCGAGGTCGCGTACTTCGTCAATCACTTCAACGTCTCCAGCGAGCAGGGCCAGCGTTCGATCGAGTCGCGTCTGGCGTCGCTCTCAGAGGTCGCGATCAAGGCTCTGCTCTCCGCGCATCGCACGCAGCAGGTAGTGGTCGAGCCCGAGCCCGTTGCCGATACGGTAGCCGAGAGCGCCCCCGAGCCCGCTCAGGAGCCCGCCAGCGTGCCGGAGGCAGGAACGGTTGGCCAGCCTAGCTGACCTTCCTGGGGCCGCACAGAGCATCCTGGAGGCATACGCCTCTCAGCTCGCGGCGCAGGGCGTCGTTCTCCCCGAGCGGCAGTTCGTCGCCGCCGGGTCAGATCTCGTGTGGGATGGCGAGCAGCTGTCGGTCAACCTGGTCTCGATCGCCCAGGGCCAACCGGGCGCCGGCTGGGGCGGCGGCTACTTCCCGCCGTCCGCGGTCCAGTACCACGCCAGCTGGGTCATCAATCTCGTGCGCGTCACCTCCGCGCTGAACGTGGACGCGCCCTTCGCCGAGGGTATGGTGCCGAGCGCCGAGCAGCTGAACGCCGCGGGCGCCAACGCCGTCTCCGACGCGCAGGCGATGATCATGGCCACCAGCGCCATCGCTGTCGGTTACATGGTCACCGGGCCGGGCGAGACGTTCGTGATGAGCGCGCTGCAGACCGTCGGCCCTGAGGGCGGGATGGCCGCGACGCGCCTGCTGCTGGAGATCGCGCTCGCATGAGCGACGAGCTGATCATCGACGGCGCCGTCCTGCAGGTGGTGCTGAGGAGCCCTGACGGTATGGTCGGGCGCGACATCATGGCTCGTGCGCAGCGCGTGCAGATGGGCGCCAAGCGCCAGGCGCCCCGGCGCACAGGCTGCCTGCAGGACACGATCGTCAAGCGCTACGTGACCGTCAACGGCAGCTTCGCCGTGATGATCCAGTCCGACACGACGCCGTGCTCCCCGACGCGCCAGAGCTACTCGGAGATCATTCACAACGGCCGTGGCGAGGTGCGCCCCGTGACCGCGCACGCGCTGCGCTGGATGGGCGTCGGCGGGCCGGTCTTCTCGATGAAGTCCAAGGCTGTGAAGCCCAATCGCTTCCTGAGCGACAATCTACGTCTCGCTCTTTGACTGCGGGCGCGGCGCGGGATGGTGCCGCGCTCGCAGCCTAAACCATCCCACCCATCCCAAGGAGTCCCATGAGAACCGAAATCGTCGGTCATCGCGAGTCCGCACCGGACGCGCTGGAGCCGATCATCGTGCCCGTCGCCGCCTACAAGCTCGACGGCACCGAAGTCATCGAAGAGTTCAGCTTCCGCCCGGTGATGCCGGCCGGGGCGGTGATCCGCGCGTTCCGTGCGATCCAGCCCAATGGGATCCTGGCCACCGCTCCGATCCTGGACTTCCTCTCCAAGTCGCTGATGTCCGAGGATCGCGAGCGCTTCCTGGAGTTCCTCGATCGCGACGACCTCATGATCGAGGCGCAGCTGATCTCCGACGTCTACCAGACGGTCACGGAGGTCTGGGCAGCGCGCCCTACCAAGCCGCGGTCCGGCTCATCCTCTGGTACTTCTCAGCGGAAGCGGACCTCAACGGGCGCTGCGCGCGCCGCGGCATCACGCTCGAAGCTGAGCCCATTGTCACCTGCCTAGACATCATCTGGTCATATCTGCTGGACGAGACGGCCGGGAAGCGCTCAGAGGCGCGCAGGCTGCTCACAGAGGCGCTCGAAGAGCCCTTCGACGCAGAAGAGGCCCAGGAGTACAAGCGCGAGCACTGGGGCATGTCGCCCGAGGCTCTCGCTCAGCAGGAGGCGACCGATAAGCTGTTCGCCGACACCTAACGCTCTGGAGGATCCGTGTCCGCATACGACACCGCAGTGGCAGCACTCGATCCGGCGCTCTACCTCACGGGCGCCACGCCCACGGCCAACGCCGGCACCGAGACGCTGAGCATCGAGAACATCAATGACGTGACGGTCGCGCCGACCCTGCCCAATGGGGACAACGCGCATGTCTTCAACGGCGTCGACAACTTCATCATCGTCGCCGACCCCGCCGACGGCTCGCTGTCGATCTCCACGAAGGGAGCGCTGACGCTGCTGTTCTGGGTGCAGTTCGCGACGCTCAACTTCCCGCACCCGGCACCGGGGCTGGAGGGTGGCACGGAGATCATCTCCAAGGCGATCGAGTCCAGCTCTGGCGAGGTCGCCACGGACGGCTGTGAGTACGCCTTCCGCTACTACAACGCGAACAGCACGGACTCAGGGAATGCGCCGACCAACGTGTGCGGCTATGCCTTCTCGAAGGACTGCGGCTTCGGCGCGGGATTCGATGACCATGTGGTCAAGACGGTTGGGCCGTGGTACGGCTACGCGGTTGTCTATGAGGGCGCGGGCGCGAGCGGCTCGGTGAAGCTCTACCTCAACGGCAATCTGGTCAACTCGTGCCCGATGGTGGCCTCCGCCGGCAGCGCGGATGCGATCGAGCCGGCCCACACCACGAGCCCGCTCACGATCGGCTCGGGCGGATGGGGCTCGGCCACGCCGCTCGGTTCCGACAACGAGGGCACGGTCGGCTACGGCGAGTGCTCGATCGGCAAGCTGGCAGTGGTCCCCGCGGCGCTCACCGCGGCGCAGATCGCGAACCTCTACTCGATCATGACGGCCACGCCGACCCCGACCCCGACTCCGACGCCCACGCCGACTCCGACGCCCACGCCGACGCCGACCCCGACGCCGACCCCGAGGACTCAGTACCACGTCACCGTCGCGAGCGTGACGACCGCCTACGAGTCCGTCAACGCGGCCTTGAAGGCGATTCACGAGGCGCTCGACAACGGCCAGCCGGGTAGCTGGACGGCCTGAGGTTGAGACTGCTGATTGCGTATGCTACTGTGATATACGCAAGGCAGCACTGCTCACCGGGGACGTCAGCTCGCTCTAACGTAACCGCGGCCTTCGGGTCGCTCCATCGCAGCACTCAGCAAGCGCCGTCTCGGTAATCGGGACGGCGCTTTTGCGTCCGGAAGGGAGGTGGGCAGATGCTCGTCGGTACAGTCGAGATCCTTGTCGTCCCCAACTCCGAGGCGTTCGCGGCCGAACTGAAGGCTGAGAACGACGCCGCGCTCTCCGGCTTCAAGAAGGACGCACAGGCCGCCGGGCAGGACGCCGGCGAGGCGCTGCGCACGGGCGTCACCGACGAGGCCTCCAAGCTCGAAGGCGACCTCGGCGACGTCGGGCAGGACTCCGGCCTGGCGATGCGCAAGGGCGTCAAGGAAGGTGTCAAGGATCTCGAAGGCGACCTGGAGGACGTCGGGCAGGCGTCGGGTGGCGCGTTGCGCGCCGGCGTCTCGGACGCTGCCTCGGACATCGAGAACGACTTCGCCTCGATCGGCCAGACCGGCGGGATCGCGATGCGAGACCAGCTCTCGCACGCTGCGAGCGGCCTGGAGGGCGATCTCGGCCAGGTGGGCACCGGAGCAGGGACGGAGCTGCGCGGTGGCCTGAGGGACGCCACGACGGGCGTGGAGGACGATTTCGCCGCGGTTGGGACAACGGGCGGGCTGGCTCTGCGCGAGGGCGTCACCGACGAGACCGCGCACCTCGCCGAGGACGTCGGTAAGGACGCCGAGGAAGCTGGCGGCGGGATCAGCGAGGGGATCGGCAAGGGGCTCTCGAAGCTCGCTGGCCTGCTCGGCATGACGGGCCTGCCGCTGGAGCAGCTGCAGGTCGGCCTGGAGCGAGCGGGCGACGCCGCCGAAGAGGGCGGTGGCGAGGTCGCGGGGCTGGGCGCTACGCTTGACCACCTCGGCGGCGCAGCGACGCTCGGTGTGGTTGCTTCCCTCGGCGCGCTTGCCGCCGCCGGGCTGGACGTCGGCGAGAAGATGCAGACCTCCGAGGCGGCCGTTGCCGGCGCCACGGACACGAGCGTCGCTTCCGCCGCGAAGATCGGCGACGCCTTCGACAACACGGGCCTGCAGCTGGAGTCCTCGGGCAACGCGATGATGGCCGCCTACGCGGGCGTCGCGGGGCAGATGAAGGCCACCGAAGGGCAGGCGCTCAACTCCAAGCAGGCGCTCGATCTGATGACCGCCAGCGCCGAGCTGGCATCGGCCACAGGCGAGGATCTGAACACCACCACCGGCGCCACGGTGGACATCCTGCAGGCGTTCGGCTTGAAGACCTCGGACGCCGCGCACGTCACCGACGTCCTGTACTCGGCCAGCACCGCGACCGGGCAGAGCGTCGAGTCCCTCGCCTCATCGCTGGCGAAGATCCGCTCCAAGCTAGGCGACACCTCGGGCAGCGTCGGCGATCTCTCGGGGCTGCTGGTCGATATGACCGAGCACGGCGTCACCGGCCGCTCGGCGATGACCGCTCTCAACGGCACGATGAACACGCTGGAGAAGACGGCCTCCGGCGTCAGCACCGCTCAACAGGAGCAGAACACGGTGCTCGATCAGATGTCGCCCAGCCTGCAGCGGCTCGCGCAGGGCTACCTGAGCGGCTCGATCACCGCCAAGCAGTTCACCTCCGACACCGCCGGCCTGCCGCCGATGCAGGCCGCGCTCGCCAAGCAGTTCACGACCGCCACCACCGCGATCGAGACCGCGAACATCAAGTACAAGGACATCGGAGTCACGGTCTTCAACAGCCGCGGTCAATTCGTCGGCATGGGCTCGATCATCGACCAGCTCGGGCCGCGGTTCGCGAAGATGACCCAGGCCCAGCAGCTCGCGACGGCCACGACGATCTTCGGAGCCTCCGCGGCACGGCAGATGACAGCCGTGATCCTCGCCGGGGTGCCGGCCTATGACAGGGCGACCGATGCTGTCAACCGCCAGGGCGCCGCGCACGACGCCGCCGAGAAGAAGGCGCACACGCTCAAAGGCGAGCTGGAGACGCTGGAGGCTGCCAGCGAGGACTTGGCAGGCAAGATCGGCACCATCGTCATCCCGATCGTCACGAAGATGGCGGGCGTTTTTTTGGACGCCACGAAGTTCGTAATCGGCCACAAGGATGTGCTGGTGGCGCTCAGTGTCGTCGTCGGCGGGATCCTGTCTACGGCGATCGCCGTGTTCACCATCAACAAGATGGTGGCGTTCGGCAAGAGCTTCATGACCGCCACCGAGAACGTGGGCAAGCTCGTCTCGGGGATCCCGAAGCTGGTCACGGCGATCACCGGCCTCGGAGCGGATACCGAAGCGACCGGCGTGGAGATGGACACCACCGCGGGCAGCATCGACGCGGTGGGCGCTTCCGCTGACGGCGCCGCCGGGCAGATGGCGCTGTTCGGTGCGGCGGCTGACGAGACGGCTGTCAGTGTCGAAGCGCTCGGAGCGGCCGGTGACACCGCGGGCGGCGGCTTCGATGTGATGACCGTCGCGGCCTGGGCGCTTGATGCCGTGCCGGTGGTCGCGCTCGTGGTCGGGATCGCGGCTGCGATCGCCGCGCTCGTGGTCGGCATCTATGAGCTGGTCACGCACTGGAAGGAAGTCTGGGGTGCGATCGAGAGTGTTGTCAGTGATGTCGCCGGTGTCATCTCGGGTGCGTTCGACTCCGTGGTCGACGCGCTCTCGGGTGCCTTTGATACGATCGAGGGTGTCGCCACCGACGCGTTCGATTTCGTCAAGGACCACTGGGAGGTCTTCGCTGCGATCTTCCTCGGCCCGATCGGTGTTGTCATCGACCTGTTCACGACGTTCAAGGGGACGATCGAGCAGGTTTTCACTGACATCTTCGATTTTGTCAAGAACGTCTGGCAGTCGGTGTCAACAGCTACCACCACTGTTGTCAACGCAATCGGCACGTTCTTCTCGACACTGCCGGGCAAGATCCTCGGGTTCCTCAACACGATCCTGTCGAGCTTCCAGAGCATCTTCAACACGATCCGCAGCTTCCTCGACGGTGTTGTCAACACGATCGTCAGCTTCTTCGCACAGCTGCCAGGTAAGCTGCTCGGCTTCCTGACGCAGATCCTCGGTTACTACGAGAGCGTCTTCAATAACATCAAGAGCTTCATCGAGGGTGTCCTCAGCACGATCGCGGGCTTCTTCGGTGAGCTGCCGGGCAAGATCCTCGGGTTCCTGCAGAGCATCCTCTCCGACGTTCAGAACATCTGGAGTGAGATCAGCAGCGCCGCTGGCAACCTGATCAGCGGCGTCGTCTCGGACTTCGAGGCGTTGCCCGGCCAGATCCTCGCGGGCATCGGCGTGATCGTCAGCGACATCGCCGGCATCTGGACGCAGGTCACCTCTGGCGTCACCAGCACTATCTCGTCCATCGTGGGCGACTTCACCGGCTTGCCGGGACAGATCCTCAGCGCGCTCAGCAACATCGCCTCGGACTTCGAGACGATCGGCGAGGACATCATCAACGGGATCATCTCGGGGATTGGGAACGTTGCCGGCAGTGTCGGCAGCTCGCTGGTGAACGTCGTCAAGGGCGGTATCAGCGATGTGACGAGCTTCCTCGGGATCGGCTCGCCGTCGAAGAAGTTCGCATCCGATGTCGGCGAGCCGATCCCCGAGGGCATCGCCGCAGGCATCAACGCGACCACCAAGACCGCCAGCGGTGCGGTCGGGCAGATGGCGAGCGACATGATCTCCAGCGCCGCGGGCGTGTGGAGCGCGCAGGAGACGGCCGTCGCCCAGCAGCTCATGGGCGTCTTCCAGAAGGCCGGGTTGAGCGCGGCCGGCGCGGCGGGGATCGTCGGCAACCTGATGCAGGAAAGCTCGCTGAACCCGAGCATGAACGCGGGGCCGACACAGGGCGAAGGGCTCGCGTCGTGGACTTCCGCCTCGGGCGAGCTGGGACAGGTGCAGCTCGGCAACACGGCGGCGCAGGCGGCGCAGATCCTCTCCGAGCTGCCCCCGGCGCTCAAAGAGTTCCTGACGTCGACCACGAGCGCCTCGTCGGCGGCGCTGGCCTTCTCCAACCTGTTCGAGCGCGACGCCGGAACAGCGACGAACGCGACTGTATCGAGCCCCAACACCGACCCGAGCGCCAACCTTAACAACCGCGAGTCTTCGGCCGCGGCGGCGCTGGTGGCATTCGGGAATCAGGTCACCACCACGGGCACGAAGATCTCCGCCGCGAGCATCCCCGGAGCGAGCACGAGCACGGTGCCCGCGTCGATCAACGCGATGCTCGCGATGGCGAAGTCGCTGATCGGCTCACCGTACGCGACGGGCGAGCAGCACACGCTCTCCTACAACGAGACGGCCGCTCAGATCAAGCAGCTCGGCACGGACTGCTCGGGCATGGTGGACCGGATCCTCGAAGCCGGGGGCGTGCTCACCAACGCGACGAACACCGCCGGGCTGCCATCGACGCCGGGGATCGCGAAGGGTGCGGGCAGCGGCGCTAATCAGGTCAACGTCTTCGACCGTACGAGCGGCGACGCCCACGAGTTCATGGAGATCGTCAAGAACGGGGTCGCCAGCTGGTTCATGACCGGCGGGCAGACGGCCGTGAACCCAAGCTCGCGCACGACCCAGCTCACCGCGGCCCAGGCGCAGCAGGAGCTGAGCGGCGGCGGCTTCCAGGAGTACCACGTCACGCCACAGGCCCTGGGAGGCCCTGGGGGCGGCTCTGGCGCCGCTGGCATGGTCCCCTTGACGGCGGCGCAGGTCGCGTTGCAGAAGGTGCTGGACGGGCTCGCGAAGAGCTATACGACGATCTCCGCGGCGATCCCCAAGGAGCAGTCCACCTTCAAGGCGACCGCGGCCAAGGAAACGGCGTCCACCACCAACACGTCCTTCCTGGCGAGCATCGGGATCACCTACAGCGCCGCTCAGCAGGCGGCGACCAAGACGGAGATCTCCCAGCAGAAGCAGTCGCTCGACGCTCAGGTGACCGGGCAGAAGGCCCAGCTGGAGAACATCGTCGCTCAGTACGTCTCGCACCTCGGGACCCAGACGGCATCCCAGAAGGCCGCGATGAACGCTCAGACGGCCGCCGTGAACACCGGCTCCAAGCAGCTCAACTCGCTCGTCTCGGCGATCCACTCGGGCTCGCTCAAAACGCTGCAGTCGGCGCTGATCAGCGCGCACAATGCCGGGCTCTCGAAGATCGAGTCCACGCTCAACGTCGTCCACAACCAGGGCATGGCGGCGCTCGGCAAGTCCGTCGAGAGCTTGCACGGCAGCGCTCTGAGCACCCTGAACAAGGCGCTGACGAGCGTCCACGCGAGCAACCTGACCACGCTCACCAAGCAGCTGACCGCGAGCTACAGCGGCGGCGCGTCGATCCTGGCCAAGGGCGTCACGAGCGTCCACCAGAGCACGATGGCGGCGCTCGCCAAGGTGGTCGAAGGCCTGCACGGCGCGGCGCTCACCACGATCGAGAAGGAGCTGACCGCGACTCACAGCAGCGGGCTGGTGACCGTGGAGAAGTCCCTCACCGGCGTTCACGGCACGGCGATGGCCTCCCTGAGCACGCAGCTCGTCGCGGTCCACAAGGCGGCGATGGCGCAGGTGGCCGCCCAGAGCGCCGCGGCCGAGAAGCAGGCCGCGGCGAGCGCCGCCGCAGCTGCCGCAGCGACCGCCGCTGCCGCCAAGCAGGCGTCCGACGCTGCCGCCACCGCTGCCGCTCAAGCGGCTCAGGACGCCGCCACCGCAGCCGCTCAGGCCGCCGCGCAAGCCGACCAGGCTTCGGCCGACGCGATCAACAACGCCACGAAGGTGATGAGCGATCAGACGAAGGCGCAGACGGACGCCATCGCCGATCAGACGAAGATCTATCTCGACCAGCAGAAGAGCGTCACCGACAACGCCGCGGGGAGCACGGTATCTCTGGCACAGGCCGCGGCGGACGCCGCGCAGACGCAGCTCGATCAGGTGACGGCAGCCGCCAACCAGACGATCGACGCCGCTCAGATCGCCGTCGATCAGGCCGCGGGCGGCTCTCAGACGGCGCAGGCGCAGGCTGCCGCGGCGCTCGCGCAGGCGCAGGCGACGGCGGCGATCCAAGAGGCTCAGGCTCAGAGCGTGCTCGATGAGGCCAGCGCCGCCGCCAGCGCGCAGGGCAACTCGTCGAGCACGACCACGACGACCACGGGAGGTGATGTCTACATGACGATCAACGGCGCGGGCATGTCAGCGTCCGATCTGATGGCTGAGGTTGCCTGGAACTTGAAGATCGGCGCGCTGCCGATCGCCGCCGCGCCCGCGGTAGGTGCCTGATGAGCTTCCCGATCCTCAGCGCGGCTCCGACGCTGGAGTCCTATCAGCTGCAGTTCGGCGGCGTCACCTTCGGCGGCATTGACAAGACGAAGCCCACCTTTCTGCAGAGCCTTGTGCTCGATATGCCCAGCGTCTCCGCGGGGGACACGCAGCGAGCGCTCGATCAGGGTGAGCTGGCCGGGTTCGATGTGCTGCCCGGTCGCGACATCACGATCACCCAGCTGGTATCGAGCGGTTACTTCGCGACCGGCGCGCTGCCCACCACCGCGGCGGCGCAGGCGCTGGAGTCAAACATGCGCCTGCTCGGCAGTGTGCTCGGCCCCAGCGGCGCGATCGAGCAGCCGCTGTTCATTCAGCTGCCCTCCGGTTGCTATGCCGCCAACGCGCGCGCCCGCAAGCACAACTGCCCGTTTGACATCAACCGCGTGTTCGCCGGCGGCGTGATCGCGACCTCGCTGCTGCACGCGACCGATCCGCGCTTCTATGGCGTGCCGAGCCTCTCGGAGACGGTCGGGCTGCCCACCAGCGCGGGCGGTGCGCCGCTGCCGTTCGCGTTCGCGCTCGGGTTCGGCGCGGGCGGGCTCGGGGGTCTGGCGACGTGCGTCAACGCGGGCGGCTTCGAGACGCGGCCGCTGATCACCTTCACCGGCCCCTGCACGAACCCCTCGGTGTGCAACCTCTCGATCGCCGGAGCGCCCTACCTCTCATTCCAGATCACACTCAACGCAGGCGACACGCTCGTCGTGGACACCGACCTGCAGACCGTGATCTACACCACCGCGGGCACGACCACAGGCGTCTCGCGGCGCTCGGCGCTCAGCGCCTACTCGACGTGGTTCAACCTGCCGCCGGGCTCCAACACGATCGAGTTCAACACGAGCGACGCGGCGTGGGTGGCGGGCACGATGGAAGTCCAATGGGCTAATGCCTGGTTGACGCTCTGATGCCCAACCCGTTCACATATCCAGCGCTCAACCTGCTCACCGGCAAGGTGACGGCGGCGCTGCCCTACCAGGGAGTGAGCTTCGGCCAGTCGCTCAACCAGCCCGGACCGTGGACGGGGCAGATCTCGCTCAACGATCCGCGCGTGCAGGCCCTGGGCTGGGACCAGGCGAGCGCGCCGACGTCGAGCTGCACCTTCGTCGACTACAACGGAACGCTCGTCTGGGGAGGGATCAACTGGACGCGCTCCTATGACAGCGCCGATCCGATGAGAGCCTTGAAGGTGGGCGCCAGCGAGTTCGGCTCCTACTGGCAGCGCCGCGTGCAGTCCAAGGACTACGGGACGACCTTCGCCAGCGGCGAGGATCCCATGCTGATCGTGCAGCAGATCATCTCCGACGCCAACTCCAACAACGCGACCAACGCGACCAACACGCCGCTGCTGGGGATGGCCGGGATGACGCTCGTGCTCAACTCGCCCTACTCGCTCTCGGCGCCCTCCAACGGTTTCCAGGTCGCTCCGAGCTACCCCGGCACGAGCCTGCAGACGATCGACTCCATCGTCAGCCTGCTCTCGCAGATGGGCTACCAGGCCGGCTTTGACTACTCCTTCGACGTGGCCTACATCTACACGACCACGGGCGTCGGCGCGGCGGCGATCGTGACGAAGGTGCCGAGCGTGGTGATGAACCTCTGGTTCCCGCGCCAGGGGCAGACATTCGCTCAGAAGGGCCTGCAGATATTCACGATCAAGGACGGCAGCTACACCTACCCGGAGGATGGCTCTCAACAGGCCACGGGCGTCGCCGAGACGGGCTCGGGAACGGGTGGGATCTCGCCGGTGGCGATCTCTGCCGCGATCCCCGGCTACCCGCTCGTGGAGCGCACCTTCTCCCGGACCCAGATCACCGACCAGGCGACGCTCACCAACGTGGCCGAGGGCGATCTGGGCATCTTCTGCTACCCCGTCGTCACCCCCACCTTCAAGTTCAGGGTCACCCCGCCCAACGCCGCGGGCGTGATCCCGCCGACCGCGACGCTGCCCTTTGGGAGCTGGGGGCTCGGCGACGATCTGCTCATGACCATCGACCCCGTTTCCGGCGCCGGAGAGAACACGGACCCGCGCTTCCCGAACGGCATGAGCTTCGAGTGGAGGATCATCGGCTGGACCTGCCAGGTGGCCGACTCGGGCGCCGCGACCGTGACGCTCGACCTCGGGATCCCGCCGCTGCAGACCGTGCCGCCCCCGGCCCCGCCGCTCTAGCCATGCCCAACAACCCGGATCCCGCGCGGCTCGCGTTCGCAACAGCGCTGGCGGCGCTCGACCAGCGCATCAGCTCGCTCGAAGTGCTGGCACGGATGCAGGTGCCCAACGCCCTGCCGGCGATCGACTATGGCGTCGGGTTCTCGATGAGCTTCAACCAGTTCGCCAACGGCATCGACCCGTTCACCGGCACGGTATGGACGCTGCTGAACCCCTCCGAGTCAGAGGGGGTCGACCTGCGCACGGGGCAGACATTGCTGTCGTTGGTGTTCAACGTCTACTGCACGCTCAATCCCTGGCCGGCGGGGGGACTGCAGGCGCAGCTCTATCAGACGTTCAACGATCTCAGCTTCGCAGCGCTCGGGGCCGCCATGCAGGCTGTGCCCGGAGGCGTCGCGGGAGGCTCGGGCGCGATCTACACGGTGTGCCTGACGCAGGTGCTGGGCGTCGCGGCGCAGGAAAATGTCCAGATCACACCCCTGTTCTACACACCCGGCACGAGCGTGCCCAACTCCGTGCTCGGCTGGCAGGATCAGATCCAGCTTACGACGATCGAGCTGAGCACCAGTGCCTAACAACTCCGATCCGGCGCGGCTCGCGTTCGCAACGCTGCTGGCGACGCTCGATCAGCGCATCGGCGCGCTGGAGACCTACGTGCGCGCGCACCTGCCGCTCGTGACCAGTGTGCTGGGATCCGGCACGGTCTACAACGCGGGCGCGTCGATGACGCCGATCGCCGACGCGCTGATCACGAAGACCTTCCGTGGCGGCTCGGCGCTGATCATCTATGAGATCGACGTCTACTACACCGGCTCGACGTGGCCCGCGAACGGCCTGGCCCTGCAGGCGCAGTTCACACCCGCGGGTGGTTCGATGGTCGAGCCGGGCTTCCAGATGTACGCGGTCGCGGGCGGCTCGCCGGGAGGCTCCAGCGACCTCTACGCTGGCTCGGTGATGCAGATGGTCACGCTCCCCGCGGGCAAGGCCGGCTCCAAGCTGCAGATGGCCTGGCAGTGCAACGCCGCGGCGAACACGGTGGTCAGCCCGACCGGGCAGCGCAACCTCATCCTGATCGAGCTTTAGGAGAGACATGGAGCAACTACCCACAGCGATCCTCGGCGGCAGCGCGCGGCGCTTCTCGGACTGCACGCGAGCGCTGAACGTCGCCGGCTTCGAGCCCGTAGCGCGCAAGCGCAAGCTGGATCCGAAGATCAACGACCTCGACGAACGCGAAGACGAGCTATTCGTGGAGGTGCCGATCCCGGCTGACGAGGGTGCGTTCGAGCGCATCCAGGAGATCGCCGCGGGGGCCGAGTACCGGATGCGCCTCTACCTCTCAGGTCCGCCCCCCGCGCCGCCCGAGCCTTCGATCGAGGATCGTCTGGCGGCGATCGAAACCCACCTGGCCGCGATTGCGAGGATGCGCCGATGACCCTGACCACACCGCCGTACGTCGTCGAAGCGTCCGGCGTGCTACACCCCGCGAGCATCTTCCGCCAGGCGCTCGCCTCGATCCTCGCTCCCGGCGGCGGCACGATCGCCCAGAATGACCTGCAGGTGAGCGCGCTCGCGGTGCCGGGGATGATGGTCAACATCGGCCCCGGCCGGATCTGGTGGCCGTGCCGCGGCACGCTCGTGGCGCCGCCGGTGGGCGCCGCCTATTCGCCGCTCGGGCAGTACTACGCCGAGAACGACGCCACCACCAGCGTCGGCGTCAGCGCCGCTCCGGCCTCGGGGTCGGGCCTCGGGCGCATCGACACCGTGTACTTCCAGGTCGACGATGCCTCCAGCGGCGCACCTGACGGCGGTGGCGGCGCTCAGTTCGGCGTGGCCACCGGAACGCCCAGCTCCAGCGTCACGGCGCTCACGACGGCGCAGATCAACTCCTACGCGGCGACGCTCGGCGGCTCGCTGGCGACGTCGGTCTGTGTCCCGCTCGCGCACATTCTCGTGCTGGCGGGCGTGACCGCGATCACCTCGGCGATGATCTGCACGGCGGACCCGACGTCCGGCGTGCCCTACATGCCCCAGACGGAGCTGGGGATCCAGGCGGCCGGCACGCCTCCAGTCGGATCGGTGATCCAGTCGCTGGCCTCCACCGATCAGGTTTCGGACACCGCGGCCTGGCTGATCATGGACGGCCGCTCGCTCGCGGTCGCCAGCTATCCGGCGCTGTTCGCGGTCCTCGGCTACTCCCAGGGCGGCTCGGGCGCGAACTTCAACATCCCCAACGCCGCGGGGCTGGCGCTCGTACAGAAGGACCCCTCGGGTGTGAACCTACCGACCAACAGGCCCGCGTTGCTGTCGAAGTTCGGTGGCGAGACGGTCACGCTCACGGCCAGCCAATCGGGCGTCAACGGCAACGGTGGCACGAACACCGGCTATGCGCAGTTCTCCAGCGGGTCCACTGGGACGACAGCCGCGGCGATCACCAGCTCAAACGGTGTGAGCATGACCTCGACGAGCGATGCCCAGCACACTCACAGCGACAACATCTCCTTCGGTGACAACGGCCATAGCCACGGCGCTGCCGCCGATACCAACTTCGTCGAGAGCCAGTCGGGGATCAGCACCCGAACCGCGACCGGCGTCACCGGCTCAGGCATCCTGATGGCGAGCAACGGCCCCTTCGCGACCAGCCCCGGGACGGCAACTGCCTACGCCAGCCTCGGGCGCTCTGGCGGTATCTATAATTCGACCGGCGGCGCCCTGAACCACTATCACTCCGTCTGGGACAGCGGGCATAATCACTCTGTCAGCGACACCGGCCACGGGCACTCGCTGGCGGCTCGTAACGCCGACGCCGCTCACAGCAACGTGCAGCCCGCACTGGCGGTCAACCATCTGGTTCGTGCGCTGTGAAGCAGAAGCTCTGGTGGTGGTGGTGGCTGGCTGGAGCTTCGCTGCTCTCGTTGTTCTGGGCCTTCGGAATCCATATCGACAGCTTCCTGCGGGGGTTCGTCTCCAACCAGATCTTCCTCAACCTCCCGACCGAGAGCTTGTGCTTTGTCGCGATCATGGCCGGCATGCGCATCTGGCTGCCGCCGCGGAGCTTCTGGCGCTGGCCGTGGTGCCTGTTGGCCACCGCGGTGCTCTTCTCCTACGCCAACGGCATCATGGCCACCAACTATCAGGCGCTGTTTGGTGTCCAGATCCCATTGCCCAGCTGGGCGGATGTGCCCAGCGTGCTCACGTACCTCTGCTTCGCCGCGGCGCTGATCATCTTCAACTGTCAGTACGAGCCCAGGGGATCATCCGGGCCGATCATCGACGGATGCGTGATGGGGATTGCGGTGATCGCGCTCGCGCTGATCATGGCGCCCACGCCGATGGGCGTAGGCAGTAACTTCGCCATCATCTACCCGGCCGCCGACATCGTGTTGCTGGGGCTGCTCGCGCGGTTGGCCATCGCGCAGGATCGCGTCAACATCGCGGGGGTGCTGCTTTCCCTGGGCTTCATGTGCTGGATTGCCGGCGACATCTATTCCGGCTACCAGCAGCTGTCCTCCGCGGGCGTGCCGTTCAGCCTGAGCGATCAGACGTACTCGTTCTCGTTCATCTTCTTCGGGGCGGCGGCGCTGCATCCGGAGATGGCCGCCATCTCCGATCGAGCGATCAGGTTGCGCGACCTGAGGTGGCCGACGCCGGTGCGTGCGATCGTCTTCTCGACAATCCTGCTGGCGCCTCTGTTGCTGCTCGCCGGGGCGCTGCGGATCTGGGTCCCGTGGGTCTACGGCATGTCGGCGATCGAGATTTACGTGTTCGTGAGACTGTGAATGACTCCACTCGACAAGTCCAGCCTGCGCTTCGCAATCGCGACCATCGTCACCATCCTGTGGGTGGTCGGATATCTGATCGCATTGCTCACGAGCAACTATTCGGGCACCGTCGCGGCGACCCCGGTGATGCTCTTCGCCGCGGCATACATGTTCACTGGGGGCTCCACCATCAAACGATTCGAAGGTGACAACGATGATCGACCGTCAAGTGGCGATGGCGAGGCTGGTGACCCTATTGTTGGTGATCGGAGTCGTGCTGGCGGTGACCGTGTTCATCCTCGCGGAGAGGGTCGAGTCCAACACTGTCAGGCTGGAGAGGCTGGACCAGATGGCCCAGCAAAACAGCCAGAAAACCCACGCCCTGCTCCTGGACATTCAAAGTGAGCTGAAAGGTAAGCCATGAGTTTTGGTGAAGAAGGCCAGCCGGGGCAGCCGGGGGAGCCCGGCGCGCTCGGCGGCGGGACCGGCGGCACGGGAGGCCAGGGAGGTGCCGGCGGCCGTTCGCGCTACCAGGGCGCGGCGCTCGTGCTGGTGGTCCTCGTGGCGCTCGCGCTCAGCATCGGCACGCTGGTGCTCCTGCGTAGCGTCCAGGCGAACACCAAGCACATCGCGGCCAACCAGAGGGCGATCGAGGACGCCGACTACCGCATCTGCTTCCGGCAGATGGTTGTTGCGCGGGGACCTCGATCAGAACATCCTCGACGACACCGACCGCGAAGAGTACGCCGGTCGGGCGCTGCCGCTCTACAACTGCGTCCCGAACCTGGACGGCGGCGCGGCCACACCCCTAACGGCAGCACAGACGAAGGTCTTCGAGCACTTCATCCTGACGGCTCGCGACCCGGACTCCTACAAGTATCCGCCGGGCTCCTGAGCACGTAGGCTTTAGCGCACCATCCCACAAAAGGACCATCTTGCATCCGTTTCTCACAGGCGCCGAGGTTGAGTTCTTCGACGCGATCGACGTCTACTCGATCCCCGCCAACACCGAAGCCGCGGCCACCTACTGCGACCTGGCCTACGCCGCATCCTGGGGCCATCTGTGCGCCCGCTTCCCGCACCTGCTCGCGATCGGCCGCCTGGTCTCGATCGCGGCGCTGCCGAGCACGCGAGCGCGCATCCTCGACATCGAAGAGGGCAACCCCGGCACCCCGGACGACATCGTGGAGTTCGTCAAGGACGGGCTCGCGCACGGCATCTACCGACCAGGGCCGTACGGTAACGGCCCGGTGATCGTCGAGTGCCGCGCGCGGCTCGTGGCGGCTGGCCTGCACCCCGGTCAGTTCAGCTGCTGGTTGGCCGACTGGGATGGCAACAGCGCGATCCCCGCGGGCTGCGCGGCCAAGCAGATCCGCGACGCTGGCCCCTATGACATCGACTACGCGACGGCGGACTTCTTCCCGGCGTTGCCCGCGCCCGCCAACGCGCGCGGCGTGGCGAAGTTCTCCGGCGAGGTCGACCTGCTGACCGGCCACTGGACGATCAAGGGCGAGCCCGGCGACTTCACCCCCGGCTCGGCGCCCAAGCTCTGGGAGGCCAAGCTCTCGCTCAACAACAAGGACGGCGCCTGGGGCGTCGCCTCGGAGCCTGCCGGTAAGTGAGCGCACGCCATCGACACCTGCCCGCCGTCGTCCGGATCAGCCCGCTCGCGATCAAGCGGGATCTCGCGGCCGTCGAAGGCTTCAACGCCAAGGCCGCGATCCTGCTGACCGGGCTCGTGGGAACCATGTGGGCGTTCTGGGCATTCAACGGGATCGCACTCGTCAGCGCCCCGTCCGCGATCAGCGCGGGCAAGCCGGTCATCCTGATCAACTGGGTCAGCTCGAACTGGCTCCAGCTGATCCTGCTCCCGGCACTGCTCGTCGGCCAGCGGCTGCAGGGCCGTGTCGCCGAAGAGCACGCCGATCGCATGTTCGCTGACACTGAGCAGATCCTCGATCGCGTTGACGAGAACACGGACGGCGGGATCAAGGCCGTGATCGACCGTATCGACCTGCTTGAAGCTCATCTGAAAGGAACCGCATGACCCCCATCCGCCAGCCCATCCCCGAGACGATCGTCGCGGGCAAGCGCCTCGGGCGCCACGTCTACCGCGACCCGTACTGGGACAGCTACCCACCCGAAACGGCCGCCCAGATCGTCTCCGTCACGCACCAGGGCGGCGGCCTGCCGCTCAACCAGGGCGACGTCGGGTCATGCAGCGCGGAGGCGCTGTGCGGCGCGCTGAACACGATGCCCCATTGGGCGCCGGGGCGCCGCACGCTCGGGCAATCGCAGGCCTACGGGCTCTACAGCGTCGAGACGCAGCTGGAGGACCCCGGCAACGGCTGGCCCCCCAATGACATCGGAGGCTCCGGGCAGGAGGTCTGCATCGCCGGCAAGCAGGTCAAGTGGCTCGACGGCTTCCAGGTCGCAAACGGCGTCCAGCAGGCCCTCGCGGCGCTCGTGATCCGACCCGTGATCACCGGCGTCAACTGGTACACGAGCTTCGATACGCCCGACGACAACGGGCTCGTGGCGATCACGCCGGACGCCACGATCCGCGGCGGGCATGAGATCGTCGCCATCGGCATCGACGCGATAAAGGAGCTGGTCTGGTTCGCCAACTCCTGGGGCGACTGGGGCGTGGCCTACGGCTCGCTGAGCACCGGCTGCTTCTCGATGGGCTGGAACACCTGGGAGGCGCTGCTACAGCAGGGAGGCGACGCCACAATCCCGCGCACGGCGCTAGGGTGGGAGGCACCGGCATGAGCCGCCAGCACTTCACATCCCAGGAGGTCACGATCGGCAGCGTCGCGGTCGCAGTCGTGGGCCTGCTCGTGGCGCTCGTGCCGAGCCTCAAACAGCAGACGAGCAACCTGATCGTGCTCGTCACCGCGGTGCTCGTCGCGGTGCTGCCGCTCGCCAACGCGATCATCGCTCACGCGAGCATCCGCGCGGGCACGATCATCCCCGGCGAGCTGCACGAGATCTCCGGGGAGCTCTCGCAGAGCCCCCCACCTGTCTCAATCCACCTAACGCCCTCTGCCGGCCTGTCCGCGCAGGACATCGTTCACATCGCCCGCGAGCTACAGGGGCCTCAGGCGGGCTCCAGCGAGCCCACAGCCCCTTTTTCTCAGGGGGACGCGGAACCAACTCCGGGGGTCTAATGTCCATGTCACCCACCGACTCGCATGCCATCTGGCAGGCGATCGACAACCTATCGCGAAGGATGGTCCAAATGGAAGGTTCTCTCCAAGGCCAGATTGACAGCCTCACCGCCGAGCTTGGCATCGTAGGCACGGATCTTGGGACGCTCTCGACGACGCTCTCGGGCGTCGCCAGCGACATCGCGACCGTGCAGACCACGCTGCAGACTCTGATCAACAGCCTCGCCGCTGGTGACCAGACCGCTGACCTGACCGCGCTGCAGGCCGCAGCCGACGCACTCGATCCGGCCGTCGAGGCGATCGAGTCGGCCGCACAGACGGCGGACGCCGCGGTCAGGACGCTCGGCAATCTGGCGCCCACCCCGGCGCCCGCCCCGACTCCGGCCCCCGCCTCCGAGGTGGGTCCTGAGAGCCCTTCGAGCAACGCGGTGCGCTAGCCTCGCCGCAGAGCTTCTCATTGCCAAGAGCAAGGGCCAGAGGCAGAGAGCCTGCCGGCCCCGAACATGAAGAAGGCCCCGAGCCGGTCAAGCTCGGGGCCTTCGTTCGTTCTAGGGGTGGTGGGTGGTGTTACGCGATGCGGACCTTAGCGATGTCCCAAGCCACGTAGGAGTCGGGGTCATGGCGGATGTAGCCGGCGCGCGAGTAGAAATAGACGCGCAGAGTGTAGGTGCCGTTGGGCGCTCCGAGGCCCCAGGTGCCGTCGTAGGAGCCCGGCCCGTAGCTCGTGGGGAACGCGATGCAGTCGTAGGCGTCGCCCACGACGAGGCCGGTGCGAATGTTGTTGAGCGTGGCAATGACCATCATCGGCGCGTCGGTGGAGTGCGAGACCCAGCTGAAGCGCACGCCGCCCTCGCTGGTGGCGGTGGACGGGATGTGGCCGACGACCTGCGTGTTGATGGAATCCGAGCGGGACTGGAACCGGGGGGCGACGCTGACGACGCCGATGCCCTGGCCGTGGCTGGGATGAGGGGTTCGAGCGATGGCCGAGGCGCAGCCCGTGAGGGCGACGCTGGCGATGAGGGTGGGGATGAGCTTTTTCATGATGGAGAGGATGTAGCGCCTGACGTCGGGAAAACCTGGCGCCAGGCGCTGAACTATCCGTTCGGCTAGGTGCGGGGCTTCTGCTCGCCGCTGATCGCGGGCAGGGCGCCGCCGTTGTACTGGAACTTCACGATCGCCTCGCCCTTGCGGTAGGCGTTCCACGCACGAATCGCGAACGACAGGAACGGCGCCTGCCCCAACTCGCGCGTGCGGCGCTGGGAGATGACGCGGTTACGCAGCACCAGCCGCGGATCGCCGGCGCTCAGCCCCTGGCCGCTGGAGACGCCCCGCACGAACTCGACGGTCATCGGCCCGTCGATCACGAGCAGGTGGCAGAGCAGAACGCCGAACATCGCCAGCGGGAAGTTCGGGATCGACTTGCGCGTGGCGAGCGCCAGCTCGACTGCCTGGTGGATCTCGGGGTGCGCCTCGATGTGCGTGTTGATGTCGTCCATCTCGACGGTCATGCGGCCGGTCAGCGGCGAGCCCGTCGTCTCCCACAGCAGCCCCAGGCGCGCGACGGCCGCGAGCGCCTTGGGATTGGGCGCTCCCGCGATCTGCAGCTGATCGCGGATCTGGCGCCGGATGCCGCTGTCGCCGACGTTCTGAGAGGCGGCCGGCAGCCCTGAGACGAACAGCACAGGGGCGGAGATCCCGGTCTGGACGATCGCCCAGAGACGATGCTGGCCGTTGAGCAGCGTCCCGTCGTCGCTGATTGCGACAGCATCCCAGGTCAGATGCCAGTGCCCGGTGCTCAGCAGCTTCTCGAAGCGCTGGAGCCCCGTGCGCTTGAACGCTCGGTTGTGGGTGTTGCGGTCGAGCAGGCCGAGCGCTCGCTCGGGCGTCATCGTCACGATGGACGCTTCGACATGTACGTCGTCGAGAGGTGGTGTGGTGGTGGGTATAGCCATGCCCACCAATATATCACATACGCAACACGAGTATCGGGACCAAATGGAGCAAAACCGCCCGAGCGGCGATGCTCACGCTCGCCCAGAATCTGCAACCCGGGTTGCATTTATCACGCCGCCCGAGCGGCGACTTGTCCACTCGGGTGGAGAGGTTGACCATCGAGGCCCTGGCTGAACGGGAGCCATCGCCTGCGCTAGGCTGGTGGCGACCATGCCTTCCCTCCCTGATCTGCCCTCGCGCACCAGAGCGGCGGGGCTTTTTCGTGGGCGAAGCGGCCCTAGAACGAAACAAGCCGCCCGGAGCGAGCGGCTTGCTAAGGTTCCTAGCGGCAAACAAAAGAACGGAGCCAGCATAACAGATCCTCTGAGAAGTTGAATGCAGGCAGCGCAGTAGGGGGACCAATCCGGCCCAGCCCTACCATGCGGGGATGCCCACCTGGCCGCCATCTGCGTCGGGGGTGGGGGATCGAATCCCTGGACAGCTCGGGTGAGCGTCCGGAGCACTCGCGTGGGTTTCAGACGGCCGTAGTGGATTGGTTGTCCCTCACCACCGGTAGCCGGACATCGAATGCTGAGCCGGCTAGGGCGAGTAGCTGAGGGGAGCGTGTACCACGGAGCATGATCGTGGAACGTGCGGTGGCCCATCGGTCCGCAAGGATCTCAGCGACCGGTCTTTGTGCTAGGCGACGTACAGGTCCTAGAAAGCGAGACCAGTCCGCATAGGGCTGGTCTCAGGCTGGAACAAAGGCATCAGGGTAGATACGTCTACAGCAGACCTCGCGCGCGTAAGGCCCCTACTACCAACTCCTAACTATCTGTAAGCTCCTAACCATGTCCGAACCGCTGAGACCTGGCTGGTGGTGGACGTACACGCGCTTCCCACAGCCCTGCAGCAACTGCGACCGCTGGATTCCCAAGGGCAACCAGCTCGCCTACAGGCATACGAAGGGCGAGCACACGGTGCTGTGCGTGCGCTGTGTGGAGGTCGCTGGGCTCGTCCCGCAGATGTCGAAACGAGCCCAGCAGGCCCAGCAGCTCAGCTTGCTCTGACGAGCCGAGCCGTCAGCGTCTGCGCCAGCTCGGTCAGCGCCGAGTACTGCACCCGCTCACAGCGCGCGAGCTGTTGAGCTTCGCTCGCCGCGTGCTCTGCGTCCATCGCCACGAACGCGGCGACGCTCGCGTCTGCCATCAGCGCCTTGACCAGCTCAGCGCGCTCCTGCGCCGTTCTGGCGAGCAGATTGCGCTTGCAGGCATCCAGGCTCTCCATCGCCGCTCCGTGGTCGCGTAGGCGCCCACCGAACGCTCTGATGGCCAAGAGCGCGCCGTCGACCGAGCCGTACTTCGAGTAGCAGGTCATGTGTACGCGGACGCTGACGCCGGGCACGCGCACGCCGGCCGGAAAGCGCTCGGCGGTGACGCGCATCGCCAGCAGCCAGCTCAGACTCGGAGCGCCCTCGCGCTCTACCAGCTCGGTCAGGCGTGCGGCGCCCTCGTTGGCCACGAGCCAGTCGGCTAGCTCCCACTTCGCGGCTACGGCGGACTTGGCGATCAGCGCGTCGAATTGGGCGGGGAGCTGCGAGGCGGGGGTGACGTGAATGATGGGGAACATCGGAACCTTCTCTCTGGGTTGGGGGTGTAAAAGCACCGTAGCCCCGGCGCTTTCGCTGACCGGGGCTACGGACCTGCGCTGGACGTATGTACGAGCTACTCGGTGTTGCCGCCGCGCCCGCTCGCGAGGTCTGAGCCCCAGCGTTCCTTGCGCATCATCGAGAGCATCGCGGCGACGTGCCCCATCCCCAGCCCCGGCCCCTCCGGCTCGGGCTTGGTGAGCGCGTCGATGAACGCCTTGTCGTACTCGGCCGCGTCGGCTACGGCGATGATGTCCACGGCCATCTGGCGGGCATCGTCCGTCGACATCTCGGTGCCCATGTCTCCCCAGCTGACGCGGACCCTCGGGGTGCCGTCCTGGTGGCTGAGTATCGACTCCCACCAGATGCCGTCGCCTGTCCGGAGCTGCTGGCTGAGCAGGTATTCGAGCTTCTTGACCTCTCGCTCCAACTCGGCGATGCGGCGCTCTGAGGCGCTCATCGGGTCAGCCTGCTCTCGAAGGCGTCGATGAGCCTCATCGCGATGGCGTCGTCGTTCTCCCGGCCGAGCGCGAGCACGAGCAGCGGCAAGTCGTTCTCCAGGTCGAGGTCGACGAGCGAGTCGCCTTCGAGCAGCAGCTCGCGGAAGATCACCGCCATCGCGTACAGCTCGTCGGGCGGGTACTGCTCGGAGAGCGCGATGCCGGCGCGCAGGCTCTGCCTGGTCAGCTGCCGCAGCCAGTCGAGCGTGGCGTGGGAGACGTGCTGGGGCTTGGGTGTGGGTTGGGTTTTCACTGCTGTCCTTTGGGTTGTTGGTTCCAGCAGGGACGCCCGCTGGTTGGGTTTGACCACATCAGCGCGCCGCGGGTGAAGGCGGCGGCGATGTTGGTCAAGGTCTTGGAGGCGCCTCCCTGGTAGAGGCGCGGGTGGACGCGGTTCCTTACGCGCTTCTCGCCGATGGAGAGCAGCCCCGCGACGAAGGCGTCCTGAGCGATGTCGTCGTTGAGCAGCGACATCTCGCTCTCGATGCTCGTGACGAAGTGCGCGATGGTCTCGGTGTGCTGGGTCGCGTGGGTCACGCGGTCGAGTTCCTTGGTCAGCCGGATGATGTTCTGGACGTGAATCCATTCCTGGCGCGTGAGCACCGGGTTGGCGGCGGCGACCTGGCTGTCGCGACGGTCCACCGGGCGGGGCGCCTGGCCGGTACCGCGGGTGTTTCCGAGGACTGCGTTGAAGGGGTCGGTCTGTGGCATGATGTGGGCGAGTGATGGGTGTGGGTCAGGGCGAGTGGTGCGTTGCTCTAGATATAGGGCAATTTCACCGCTCGCCTTGGGAGACGTCCTCGATTAGACGGATGTTCTAGACGGGGGCGCCCACGCGGCGCAGGCTCGCCCGGAGGTTCGCCACCGCCCGCGGGTCGCTCGGGGTTGTCGAGATGGACACGCGCTTGTTGCGTCGCTT